GAGACGAATAATCTCTACGTCGATATGATCTTGCATAACTTTCTATCGGCGGAAGGGTATCTCTCTGAGAGATAGAAAGTTTGACGTACCTACCTAGGATAACCTAGGATAGGTACTCGTAAGCCAAAATAGTTTCTGACCCCACCACGATACTCGGATCTCTCCGAGAGATAGGAAAGTTATCATGGGCACTTTGCTCTACGTCCTCGCTATGGTTGTCTCGTTCGCTCTTGGATGGGCTACGGGTAACTACTCGTTCACGCTGATTGGCGTTGCGCTTATGGTTAATGGCGCGCTCACGTTGGCCTGGGAGGATATGCGAGGTGACGCACGTCACGAACGATAGGGCTTGACAACGTAATCAAGACACGCTAGGTTAGTAACCGTAAGACCCCACCACAACGCATCTCTCCGAGAGATGAGATAGGAAAGATTGTCATGGCAACAACAACAACAACACGTAACGCGTATCAGGCTATCGCTAAGCGTGAGACATTCACGGCGGGTGCGATGGAGGCTCGCATCGTTACGAGCGCCGCTGAGTTTGAGGCTGCTGTACCTCGATGGGCCGAGAACAAAGTAGGACGGCGCGTGATGGCCGAGTACGGTACATGGTCGCAACCTTCGACCGTCTACGTCATCACGTCCTACGGATGGCTCTGCGGCGCTGATATTCCGCGCGGAGACTTCGGGTCAGATTACTTTCTGACTGACGAGAAGTATTCACCGACCACGAATAGGCACGTTAGTCAGGTTCGCATGGCGTTTCCGAACGTCACAGTAGACGCGTAGTGACGTACGTCTCTCGGAGAGATAGAAAGTTTGACATCTCTCCGAGAGACGACACTAGAAAGTTTGATAGACCTGCCTAGTACATGCTAGGTTAGGAACGTAAGACCCCACCACAACAGAGAAGAGAAACAACATGTCGAACGACAAAGCAACGATGACAATGGGAGTCCGTAACGCGAACGAGCACGGTCGGGCGGGATGCGCGTGCTGCGACGAGTTGCGAGTGCCGGGGAAGTCCGGCAAGGGCAAGCGTAAGGGACGCCGCTACGTCAAGAACGTCGAGCGCGCCGCCTGGCGTGCCGAGGTTGATCGGTTGATCTACGACGGCGAGGACGACTAACCCTCTAGTGTCTCTCGGAGAGATGGGCGACTGTCTCTCCGAGAGACGGGAAGGCAAGACAATGGAACACGAACAACTCTGCCTCAACTGGCAACACTTCATCCGTAACATCGCTAACCCTGCAACACCGTGCGTATGCCCTCATGTAAGGCGTGGCAAGACGCTCTGTGCAGAATGCAACATGCCAATAGTGTTCGATAGGGAGGCAAGAATAATCACTCACGAAGTAAATACACCAGACTGTCTCGAAGCGGTTGTCTTTCCAACATCTCTCGGAGAGACACGTCACAACTAGTACCCTTGACAACCTAACTTCTATCCTGTAAGTTAGTAACCGTAAGCAACCCACCACAATGAAAGGCACAACCATGAACGATCTGCAACGCAAGATTCTCGCAACGATGAACGTCTCGTTTCTCTCGACTACTCGCGAGGATGAGTACGTCTCCAACGGAGACCGTGTTCCTGTTACCTACTGGGACGTAGTACGCAACGTCAAAGACATTGACGACGACTATCTCTCGGAGAGACAGGTTGTCGCTGTCATTCCGAACGTTGGCACGGAAACTATTCAGGGCTACGGTGACCTTGTGTCCATTAGCAACTACGAAAGTTTGCTACGGGACTACGGAGATCATCTCGTCGTGATCTCGTACTACGATAGCGAGGGACTCGGTATCATCGTTAACGGTCTTCTCGATGCCGAGTGCGGGATGTCTGAGTTGTTCGATACGCAGGACTATCTCGTTCGTGACGTAGTGTCTCTCGCGGAGAACTATCCGCTCTACGATGAGTCCGATCACTCGGATCGTGAGTATGAAACTATCGTGGAAGGCTTGCGGGAATACGTCGCGCCGGATCTTGCTAACGACGCGCAACGTCGCCACGGCATTGAGATCGACAACGACGCCGCGCTCTGGTACATCTACGATGACCTTGAGACGGCGGACGCTTGGCCGCACGTCGAAGGACTCGATGTGATCTACAACACGGACTCGATCTTGGAACGTCTCGTGAGTCAGAACGTCGGACTTTGGGGCAAGATCAAAGCGCATCTCTCCGAGAGATAACCCACCACAACATAGATAGGCGGCAGACTTGTGGGAACGCACAATGCCAGACTAGGTATCTCTCCGAGAGATAAATAGTTTGACATCATACCTAGCACATGCTAGAATAGACAACGAAAGAACAACCCACCACAAAGAGATAGGACATAACAATGAAGAATCTTGCTGATCTGAAACGTGCGCTAGTTCCTGGCAGTACTATCACGATGGTACGCCATGACTGGTATCCGAACGGCTACCTGCTCAACAAGCCGCGCAAGGTACTAGCGGCTAAGAGTGTCGGCATCACCATCGAGACGGTAGGACGAGACGGAACCGTGGACGAAAGTCACATGCGTTGGCAGAACGCTAGCGAGTACACGTTCGTAAACGATGACTACTTCGAGGTCACCATTGACCCACAAGGATCTCGAATGGGATATGTCATCTCTCCGAGAGATTAGGAAACTTATCATGCAACCCGCAGTAATCTTCGACATGGACGGGACGTTGGCTGACGTGAGCGCGATACGTCACCACGTCGTGCCCATCCCACCAAATAGAAGAAAGGACTTCGACACCTTCCATGACCTAAGCGCGGGAGTACCTGCTCATGACTGGGTAGTGAACCTAGCGCGTGACGCTAAGACGATAGGGCTAACTGTCCTCATAGTCACGGCACGCAGTACTAAGTGGCGTAACCATACGGCAATGTGGCTCGCACTCAACGACGTACCGAGTGACGCTATGTTCATGCGAAAGAACGGAGATACGAGAAAGGACGTGCTTGTCAAGACAGACATACTCAACGCTATTCGTACAAGGTTTGAGGTAGTCATGGCCGTAGACGACAACCCAAGCATCTTGCAACTATGGCAAGACAACAACATCACCACGGTCGAAGTGCCGGGGTGGCAACACTAACCCCATCTCTCTGAGAGATAGAAAGGATTAACCATGATTCATGATCTTGGTATCAGCACAGCAACAAAGGGAAACGTCCGTGTACACGTTGAGTTTGCCGACGAGGGAAACAGTGGGGACTACGATCCAAGTAACCCCGGCGACGTGCCGCACCTACGGTTCTGGGTGTACGTCTCGTCAAAATCAGGCATCGAAGGACTCGACAAAGAGATGAGTCCTGACGACGACGGGTTCTACTACGTCCCGACTACCTCGTACTGCACAGAGGTGACGTTAGGACGTGAGCCAGACGACGTGCAAGACGCGCGTGTCATGGACGCTCTGGCAACGTTCATCTGCGACAGAATGTCTGACACAGACACGGAGCGAGAGTTGCGAGAGATTGCAAAGGATCTTTCGCAAGTCACGAATAGCGACCTGTCTCTCTGAGAGATAGATAGTTTGACATCCTACCTAGTTCGTGCTAGGATAGGAACGTAAGCAAGACCCCACCACAACAGATAGGAAACATCATGCAAGCAATCATCACAACCCTTCGTAACGGAACGAATGGCAACGCGTACTTCTTCGCTAAGGCTGACGCGGGTTCACTTCGAGTGGCTTGTGATCACTCACTGAGTCTCTCCGAGAGACACCTCGATGCGGCTCAACGACTCATGACAAAATTGGGCTGGGACGCTGACGGTATGCGGATCGACGGGTCGGGGTCAATGCCAGGTGAGAACGGAGACGTGTTCGTTCACACCGTCGCACCGAAAGGGGAGACACTTGACCTCACGGGAGCAACGCTACATCGTGGAGATCACTCCATCGTCGTGACGTACAACTCTCCGAGAGATAGGGACGCCGCATGGCGTGCCCTTGGAATCGGATAGAAAGTTTGACAACCTGCCTAGTACATGCTAGGATAGGAACGTAACAACAACCCCCACCACCCTCCGATCTCTCGGAGAGATAAGGAAAGATTCTCATGGCACTATCATTCACGGAAACAAAGGACACCGCAGAGTATCTACTTGCGGGAGACGTGTGGCGACGCGCTGACGATACGGTGTGGCGTTACGCAGACTCCATCTCATACCGTAACGTCGAGACGGATCAGGTCTGTCTCTGGGAGAGACGGGGTGAACCGATCACCTTGCAAGACAGTGAGGCCGTCGTCGTCCGAGAGTACGCTCCACTGAAAGACGAGAACGATGAGTACGAGTGGGCGAAACTCACGAAAGATCAGCGCGGTATGCGTGACGCTCTCGAACGTATCGTAGGTGACGGAGACATCTCCGAGATCCTGTGACGCGCTTCACAAACAGTACACTTGACAACCTAACTTGCATCCTGTAAGTTAGTAACCGTAAGCAAGAAACCTAACAAAGGAGAAACACATGAACATCAACTCAACCACCACGCAACTCGTTGGCTACGGACGTAAGGGCTTCGGTGAAAGTCAAGCCGTCGTAGATGGGGCCATCTCTCCGAGAGACGCCATCTCGATGCTACCGACCTTCGCTCTGGCACCTGTTCACTTCGACGTACCAGAGTTGCTCTCGATGGATGGCGTGAGTCCTGGCGCTCACCTCATGGCACCGAAACATTCTGTGCTCTACCGTGAGGACAATCGTGAGGTGCTCAACGTAGTTGGTAACGATTACGTCATTCACCCTTACGCCTCACTCGTTGAGGGAGTGGACTTGCCTATCAGCAAGGTCACGGTCGGCAAGGGTGGCGCTAACTGCATCATCGAGTACGGCACGGCAGACGTGATCGTCAGTGACGACGGCGTTGCGTTCACGGTGTCCATGTTTGCTAAGTCAAGTGTGGACGGCTCTATCGCCACAACGTTCGGATACTCCGCCAACATGCTTACTTGCCTGAATCAACTTCAGGTTGGTAACAAGGTGATCCGTGGTGAGGTGCAAGCAGGTAACACTGTGCAACGAGCACGACACACCCGCTTCTCCCTACCTAGGGTAGACGTGATGCGTCAAGCCTTCTCGCAACTTGATCTTGTGGCTGATCGTCAGGTCGCCATCATCAACGAGCGAACGGGCACGGTCATGAATCCGAAGCAGATCGCGGAGTTCTTCGACCGTCTGCTTCCCGCTAGCGTGGCTAAGGTAGGCAAGGGTCATGGCGAAGTCACGAAGAACGCTAAGACTCTGGCCGAGAAGACGCGGGATGAATCCCTAGCGTGCCTGAACAACGGCATGTGGTCTGACCTGCGCGGTACTCTGGAAGGACTACTGCAAGCCGTAGATACGACGGCACGATGGGAAGGTATCGTGCGAGGACAGACGCGTGAACAGAAAGTCACGCAAGGTGTCCTACTTGGAACGTTCGACAAGGCATGGGAGCGCAACGAAGCCCTTGCTCGTGAGGTTCTCGCTACCGTGTAAGTGAGAACAAGGAGCACCCTCACCCCACTATGGTGTGAGGGTGCTCCATCTCTCAGAGAGATAAACCCACCACGCTTGACAATGTAACTACTAAACAGATAGTCTTATCCATGTAAGACCCCACCACTAACAAAGGAGAAACCAATGCCAGAACAAGCAGTTCGTGTCTTCCCACCACATGTTGAGGTGTACGTCACAGGAGTAGCATGTTGTTTCGAGTGCCGACAAAAGTTAGCGTATTGGGAAGACGAAGAAGAGTTACAGGCATGGGCAGACGAACACACACACGCAGAGGAGAACTGACATGGCTACTGCTTGACATACCTAACTAAACCATGTAAGATCTAACCATAGAAAGACAAACCCACCACACAAAGGAGATACAACCATGACGAACACACTCACCTACGCACGAAGCACCGCTGACGAACCACGCGAGTACACGCCATACTCCTACCACTACCCGAACCGTTCGATTGCTTTCGACTGGGAACTAGAACCTGTCGGAGGGGGCGTCGTGCCTGTGGTCACTCTCGTAGTGGCTCACCACAAGAACAGCAAGACTATCGGCGTAGAGATGTACACGTCAGTAAAGGAAGGCAACTCACGAATGACACGGTTCGCATGGAAAGGTGACAAGTGGGCGGATCGTCGCGTAGACCTAGCTAGTACTGCGACTCCGAGATTCAGCCGTAAGAAACTAGAAGAGGAAGCGGAGTTCTGGATCGCTGAGGTTCGATCTAACCCAGAAAGTTTCGCAGAGTTCTTCGTGACAGACGAAACGGCAGGTCGCTCATGAGTACTACCAAGATGAATCCCGGCTTGCTCGGCGGATACACATGGGACGATGGAACATCACGCGCTCGAATGTTCGGTATCCTGCATGAGTTGTCCGTAGGATCGGGACGCGTAGAGTCTTACTACTCTGACCTCTACCATGACGCTCTCACGATCAAAGAACTCAAGGGTGACGAGACACTCTGGTACATCGCCCGTACTAACGGTACGCACCTGACAGACAGTGTGTCGTGGCGCGACGCAGTACTCGACAGTTACTCATGGGATAAGAACCTTGCTATCTGGCGAGTAGAACTCAGCACGAACGATTACAAAGAAGCAGTACTCAACATCACGGAAGGAGTCTAACCTATCTCTCGGAGAGATAACCCACCACTAACAAAGGAGAAACGCTATGCCTAACAATGTAACGAACATCATTCATGCAGACAAAGAAGTACTCGATGCGCTCATGAGTAAGGATTCGGAGGTGGACTTCTCGTCCATCATCCCGATGCCAGAGCACATCTTCCGTGGCAACCTCGGACTAGCAGAGAGGGAGAAGTACGGAGCAGATAACTGGTTCGACTGGTCAGTCAATAACTGGGGTACGAAGTGGAACGCCTACGGAGAAGAGGGACGCATTGACGACGAGGTAGTCAAGTTCGACACTGCATGGAGTCACCCTCTACCTGTGATCAAGGCACTGAGTAGAAAGTTTCCTGACAACTTGCTGCATGTAGAGTACGCTGACGAAGATCTTGGAGTGAACTTCGGCTGCTACAACATGAAGAACGGAGAGATCATTGAGAACTTTGCTACCTTCGAGGAAAGATCAACGGAGGCGCGTGACTTCGCATCCGAGATCAGGCACGGCATGACCTACGCAGAACTACGCAAAAAATGGGCGGCAGAAGGATGATGGATGTCAACGAGATGCGCAAGGACAAGAGGCACTCAACAATCTGGGGCTGGTTCGGTACGCTCTGGTGCCTGAGCTTCGCAGCGTGGGATCTGTACATGTTGACGGCGAGTACGGTCGGGTTCGCCTGGCTGTACGCTCCGGCCACCGTGCTCATGATCTTCCTTGGAACCTCGTCCTACGAGAACACACGGAGGATACGAGAAAGTTACGACGAACTGATTGAGTTAGCAGAAAAAAACAACAAGAAGTCAGACCTACTCAAGGATTGGGGTAACTAACATGGCACAACACCACTTCACGATCATGTACGACACAAAGAAGAAGGTCTGGGAACTGACAGACATTGACGACCGACCTACCGTGTACCTCGACGGACTGGAGACAGGTACGGGACAAGGTGAGTGGGTACGCTACGACAAAGACAAACGTGTCTCGGATAGGGACGTGGAGTTGTACAAACTCTTGTCCTTTGCAGCAGATAACCTACCATCTCTCTGAGAGATACGTTTGACAATGTAAGTCATAACTGGTAAACTAATAAACGTAAGAAACAAACACAAACAAAGGAGAAACAGCATGGGAACCACATACGGTAAGTGGGAAGGAGTAGGTCTTCCTTACAAAAATGAAAAGGGAAGAGCCACACTCCGAGTACGTTGCGTGTGTGGGACAGAAAAAGATGTGGACTTTTCTAGTCTGAAGGCAGGTAGGTCTAAAGGTTGTTCGTCCTGTCATACGAAACAAGGGAAGGCGAAGACACACGGAAAATCTAAAACAAGAACGTACAAAATATGGAGAGGCATGAAAGCTAGGTGCGACAACGAAGGAGAAGAAAGCTATCCGTACTACGGCGGTCGAGGAATCTCATATGACGCGGCCTGGAAAACATTCGATCAGTTCTTTGCAGACATGGGCGAAGCGCCGGAAGGAGGATCTATTGACAGGATAGACAACGAAGGCAACTACTCAAAAGAAAATTGTCGTTGGGCGACAGCTAAAGAGCAGGCAAACAACACAAGTAGAAACCACACAATAGAGTTCAGAGGGGAGACACGTACCTTAGCTGAATGGTCAGAGGTTGTGGGAATAAAGTACAACACTCTACACATGCGCCTAACGCAATACGGGTGGACAGAAGAACAAGCACTGACCACACCAGTAAAACCACACCAGTAAAAATATCTATGAAAGGAAGTAACTAAATTGGGAACTAGAGGCTTAGTAACGTTCGTCACAACAGATGGTGTAATCAAGTCAGCATACAATCAGTACGACTCGTACCCTAGCGGTGTAGGTAAGGATGTTCTTTCGTTCGTACGAAAGGCCACCACTACTGAGAACATCAAAGCCGTGACACGACTGATTGACAACCTGACTGTGGTGTCGCAGAAGGTAGAACCTACGGCCCAACAGATCAGCGAACTATCTATGTTTGCTGATACCAAGGTGAGCACAGGAGAACTCAGTGAGTGGTACGTCCTACTGCGTAGGACTCAGGGCAACCCTGCCATGATCTTGTACTCGGGACACGTCGAAGACATGACAAACTTCGGCAAAGACTCACTGTTCTGTGAGTGGGCATACGCCATCAACATGCAGGACAATACCTTCGAGGTCTACCAAGGCTTTCAGAGGGAGACTCCGAAGCATGGCATCTGGGCAGGCACCGGGCAAACAAAAGACGATGGGTACGCAGGAGTCGAACGCATCGGAGTCTGGTCACTGAGTAGCCTACCTACGGACGAAGAGTTCTTCGCGGTGTGCCAAGCCGCCGAGGACTTGCGAGTCTAGACTAAAGCGAGTACACTAATCAGTGTAGTCCTGAGCATGACTACTAAAACTGCTCATCTCTCAGAGAGATAACCCACCACAGATAGGAGAACAACATGTCAGTACGATCAGTAACAGTAGAGTTCCAGAAGTGGGACTACTACCTCATCCCTAACGACATCAACGGAGGCGAGTCCTTCCGTGAGCACCTCACTATCCAATGGGAAGGCGGGGACATGTTCCTTGTCTTCGATGAGGTACACGGCAACGTGCATGAAGTCACCGTGTTCACACGCAATGACGTTGTTAGTGAGACACAAGCAGTCACAGCAATGGTCGAATGGGCGAAAGCACACGAACACGAAGGGAAGGTATGACAATGAACATGGGACGAGTCAATGCCATGATGCGAGCACTAGAGTCAGCAGAACAAGAGAACAAGAGAGAAAGAAGCAAGCGCAATTGTCGGACGAGTAGTACACACACCAAAGGAGGAACGATGAACGACACCATGACACCAGAAGAGTTTGGCAAGGACGTTGCTGAGTACTGGGCAGAACACGGCAGTCAGTACGACCAGATCGAGACAGGCTTACGTCGTGTTGAGTACAAGGATGAAGTGACAGATGTGTGGGTGTACCTCAACGATGGTGCATACAACAGTGTCACCGTGACGATCCATGAGAACGGCCCAACCACGGTCGAAGACAGTATCAACAAGACCTACCTAGCAAACGGTGTCGAGAATCTCTTCTTCGTTCTGCGAGGCAAGCGATGAATACTATCCCTTACTACGAGATAGCAGACGCTAACCTCTTGCCAGAGCGTGTCTTTGTCTACCGCAACCTGCACTTCGACGCACCGACCTACTCGGTGCGCGATACTAAGACAGGTAGAGTAGCGGCGCACGTTGGAAGCATTGTCCTAAAGCAGGTAGAGTTTGTCGTGGGACAGAAGGGCAGAGAACGTGTAGTCAAAGAAGGTAGAAAGAATGTTCATGCAGGATTCAGAGGGACACCAACTAACAGTGTATTGACAAACGAAGTTCCTTTGACGTACAATCCTTACAAGAACACCACGTTCGTAGAACGAGAGACAGGTAACCCTGTACTGTCTGCTCCACTAGCACGACTGTCCTCAACAGGAGGGCACTACGAGAACAGCTAACCTATCTCTCAGAGAGATGTCCCCACCAAACAAAGGAGAACAAAATGAAACCACTTCATACCCTCAATGATGGAGAGACTGTCGTCGTAGATCTTACGACGGGAACGATCCTTGGAACGAATCTCATGGCCGCACCGTGGCCGGAGAGTCAAGAGGAACAGGAGATCCTTCTGGCTGACGCAAGTTACGCAGCGTTCTACGCTCAACACAATGGCGTGAACCTGCTCACTGCGAGCGATCCTGACGGGTATCTTTTAGACGCACACAAATCTCTCGTCTGTGCTAATAAAGCACGAGAAGACGGGATCACTGCTATGGAACGTGACTACCTACGAGACGTGGTAGATAGTCTGACGTGTCTACTTGCCAACACCGGGCTAGAACTTACGGAGAACTAAGATGACGACCATCGAACGCACCTTTAGTTCTCAAGACAATGCCCTATGGCTACTGTCTATGTCGGAAGAAACAGTCGAAGACAATCTCACACACTGGTTTGCTATCTGTGAGGTACTGTCAGTGAACGGCTACGAGATTCCTGAGCAGTGGGAGTTTCGTCCTGGCGCTATCAGCGTGGAAGATAGAAAAGAAAACATTAAAGAGCAGTGGCCTGACTGTGAGTGGGCTACGCTACTAGACTCTGACCAAGTGACGGTCGAAGATCTCATTGCTATCGGATGGGAACTAGCAGAAAAACTAACTGAGGGGGAACCAAAATGAAGAAAACTTTCTACGTGCTTGCTGTTGTGGCAACCCTAATCACAACGGGATGCACGTTCACACCACCAGACGCAGTACCTATGGGCATGAAGGTGACGTGGGATGACTTGCCTCCGTACAAACAGGATCTCATCTGCCGAATGTTCGTAGCGAACCCTCAGAAAACCTGGGAGAACTTCTCTAGCGGATCGACAACTGTTAAAGAGCAAGTCACGCAGTCAGCGTTTAATCTGTTTCTTGACGACGAGTGTTCGTAGAAAAGGAGGTACGGGTATGGAAGACACGCTAGGAGAGATGACCTTTGCTGATCGCGTAGCGTTGGCAATGATCGAAGTGGAAATGTCATACGACAAGAAGGGAGGGTTCCTCACTGTGACAGATCTCGCGAGTGCTGCCGATAACTTCTGTCTGCCAGGAGATAAGAAAGACCAGGCACAGATGTTCATGCGTCTCAAAGAAATCATTGAGGCGATGAACGAAGCACACGAGGAAACGTAAAGTGCAACGCGTCAAGACACAGCGCGTAGCGCGTCACGGAGAATCTGTACAAGTAAGGATCGAGGGAATCTTTCATGCCTATCTCTCAGACGAAACGCTTGTCTTTGAGATGGTCGAAGAGGACGTTGTTCAGATGCTCAACAATCTTCACAGTCTGCTACGACCCAAGTTCACAGCAAGTGATTAGCGTCACTGGATAATATTCTGTACAGATAACGCCACCTGTAATAAAATGTCACCAACCACCACAACTCAAGGAGGAACACATGGATAACACACTGACAAAGATCAACGCTCTGTTCGCTAAGGCTGAGAGCACGGACAGCCCGCACGAAGCTGAAGCCTTGCTTGCTAAGGCACAAGAACTCATGGTCAAGCACGCCATTGACGAGGGGATGCTCAACGAGAAGAAAGAAAAGACCGAGACAATCGAAGCCGAAGCTTTCAGTCTCGGAATCAAGGGAGGTCGCGGTAACCGATCCTTGCTTCTGCTCCTAACAGCAGTCGGTGAGGCGAACAGTGTCAAGGTCTACCGCATCGGAGGTAACTGGCATCTAGCACGGCTGGCTGGTTACCCCTCAGATGTCCGAGCAGTGAAGACAATGTTCACTGCCCTGAAATTGCAACTGTTCAGCAGCGAGATCCAATCTCGCAAGCAGAAGCCTGACTACGTTCACGGAACAACGTGGCGAACATCTTTCTATGAAGGATTCGCTACCCGTATGACTGCTAAGTTGTACCAAGCACGACGTGATGCCCAGACGCAGGCGCGTGAACAATACGGTGCAAGCAGTGACCTTGTTCTGGTGTCAAAGGAAGAACATGTCACCAAATGGGCAGAGAGTAACCTCCGTCTCTCGAAGAGATCCTTCTCATGGGGATCAAGCGCCCGTAGCGGCCAAGCGTACGCGGCAGGGACACACGCTGCGGATCGAGCACAGGCAGGGGGCACTGGGGTAAGCAGCGCCCGCACAGCGGCTCTACAAGGCTAAGAGAGTGTCGCCTATGGAGTTCACCGTCAGGTTCCTTGAGGCTTTGTTCGCTATCCTCAAGAGCTTGACGGTGGGCCACCGCCCTGACCTATTACAATCTTTCTATCTTCTAGTGTTCGTTGCTATGGCGTACGCATTCTCTTTTACGATGCGTCTGAGTGAAGACAGAAGAAAAGACAACAAAGAAAAGGAGAACACATGAACCAACGACTCTATTACGTAGCAGTCTTTGATGTAGAGACTGGTGCGCTAGGCATTGACGTGAATATGACAAAAGAAAAGTTCCCGTTGCGTGCGTACAACGCCGAGACAGGTGAGTGGGAAAAGCCTGCCACTGAGATTGACCGGCTCGCAGCAAAGACCTTACTTGCAAAACTGTCGGGAGATCGTGGCCCGGACGTGAAGCGAGAAGACATTGTGACGTTTGTCCCTAGTGTCACAGACTCAGTAGGAGACACGCACGAGTCACTCATCTTTCACTCGTTCAATAGATTCACTACTATGGATAACAAGAGCGTGCGACTGAATAAGAACTGGCGCAAGTTGTACAAGTGGGGAGTTCAACGATGAGGTATTCCGACATTGCAGAACTTCTCGAATACGCAGGAGTTATTAGCACAACAGAACGAGAAGACCTGTACAACGACGCAATGAGCGTGCGACCAACGTCTCTGTATGCGCGTTCAGCGTTAGCTGTGGGCAAAGAGTGGGTAGACACTTGGACAAGCATTGCTGAGCCTGCCATTCTCATGAACTCAAAAGAAGGCAAGGTCGTTGTTCTTCACCTAACGACATGGAACATCGCGCGAGAACTTCTTTGTGATGTTTCTTGACGAGAGTAAGAAGACACAGCGACGCAAACTTATCGAGCGCGCTAATGAGAACGTGTCTATCACTGCTCTGTACCGCAAGCTAGGACTGTACATTCCCCGTGACATTCCAATGGGGGACAGCTTTAAGACGTACTGCACATTTGGATACCTTCACTCAGATGGCGGTATGAGTCAGGCATTACGTATCTATCCTGGTGGTAATCACGCATACTGTTTCGCAGAGAGTCTACAAATAACTCCGGTGAAACTGTGGGCACTAACGAATGACCTTCGCTACCACGAGGCAGCAGAGGAACTACTTGTAGGAATCAAAATAGAGGAGGAACAAGAAGCAGAACCGACACTAGACACAAGCGCACTAGCACACGCTCTAACCATCTACTGCGAAAGGACGGTAACCGAATGGGAGCAACGACAGTTCGAGGATCACGCGCTACGCACTGCGTACACACGATGCCTAGAACTTCTACCTCGGGTACAGACAGACGAGGACGCTATCCGCTGGCTCCATGCGTGCAAAGAATACATTGCGCGACACGAGAGGGACGCTAATGGAAGATGAAGACGGACTAGATACTGCTGTCATCGTAGTGATAGCCGTGGTGGCGTGGCTGTTGCTACCTATCACCATCATTGTTGCTGTCATCTGGTGCGTCTCCACAGGCGTCAAGATAGGCAAAGAAATCGTGCGAGAAGAAATGGAGGGACACCCCCTTGAAGAAGAAGAAAAGATAGGTGTACAGTAATAACCATCAACCTGAAAGTGACGTATCAAGCGAGGTACGTTACAAATCAAACAAAGAGAAAGGTAATACAATGAGTGAGGAAACTAATACGGAGAGTAATGGCATCGTGTGGGCAGAACCAGGCCCAGTGACCCGTGTGAAGGTCAATCGCACGTCGAAGTACCAACGCATTGCTGCTGAACTACTGAAAAATCCTGGTCGTTTCGGGATCGTGGCAGAAGCAGACAAGGAAGCGAACGCACGACGCATTGCACACGCAGCACAGCGCAACATTGGAGGCTGGCGTGACGGAGAGTTCAAGGCACAGGTTCGTCGTAAGCTAGACAGCGACGGTAACACTGTTCAGCCTGTTGTCTGGCAGGTCTTTGTCAAGGCAGTCAGCAACGACACTGTGCATATCAAGGACGAGCAGGAAACCACGGCAGTCTTTACCGAGAGCGTGGTAGCCTAAGTCAAGCTAGACCTGAGTATGTCTGACCCAAAAACTGCTCATCCCCTGACCAGTAGCTCTGTTCTTATTCGTACTAGCGAAGTGCCAACTTACTAAAGAGGATAAGAGTGAGGGTGCAAATCCTTCAGTCAGGACTTGACGTAGTAACATTAAACATGTAGAATAGAAACAGATGAGCAACACCACACCACAACAGAAAGGTAACACCACACATGAAACTCACAGAAGAACAAGAAGCTATTCGTAACGCGTACGTTGCAGGAGAACAGCTAGTCGTACAGGCAGGAGCAGGTACGGGAAAGACAAGCACGTTGATTGCATTGGCCGAAGCCCTGCCACGCAAGCGCGCTACCTACATTGCCTTTAACAAGTCCATTCAACTCGAAGCAGCAAAGAAGTTCAGCAACAATGTGACAGCACGCACAGCACACTCTCTTGCCTACGCTAAGTTCGGACGCCTCTACTCACAGCGTCTCAACGCTCCACGCGTGACTACTGCTACCGCTGCTCGCTTCCTCGGTGTCACGTCACATGACGTGCCCACATTTGACGGGCAGTTCAAGAACTTCAACACCTACCAACTGGTACGTATCATCAACGAGACGGTGGCAAACTTCTGTCGCAGTGATAGCGAGAAGATCGAAGCGTGGCATGTACCACTGACGTTGGGCATTGACCCTCTTGGTGAGCGTGGCGTACCGACTCGTGGACTAGGCCACTTCGCTCTAGCTGAGTTCGTTCTTCCCTTTGCTAACATGGCGTGGGAAGATCTCAAGAAGCGTGAAGGCAAGATGCGCTTCACTCACGATCACTACCTGAAGATGTACGCGCTGAGCAAGCCTGTCATTCAGGGAGACGTGCTGTTCTTTGACGAGTGTCAGCCAGAAGGCACAATGGTCACAACTCCTGAAGGACTGAAGGCTATCGAGGAATTAAAAGAAGGAGACTCTGTGACTTCTTATGACCAGAAGTCCTTACGACTCCGGTCAAAACCCTCAATTATCACAAGCGTTGGCACAAGAACTATCAACGAGAATCTGGTAGTAGCTTCCACAGAAAGCGGAAAACAGAGTAAGTATGCCATGAACCACATCTGTATTGCGAAGATTGGGGGAGCTTTCGTAGGAAAGCACATCGTCTACATCATGCAACGTGGACAAGACTTCCGCGTGGGAGTGACAGCCGGTAATCACGGTAAAAACGGAGGGTCTTCAGGGTTTGCAGGAAGACTTCGAGAAGAAAAAGGCGACAGGTTGTGGGCTATCGCGGCCTACGACAAAAGAGAAGACGCACTCTTCCTAGAAAATGTCATCAGTGTTCGATATGAAATCCCTCAACTTAGATTCACACACTCACACACAAAAAACATCCGAGCTATCACCACACAAGAAAAGTTAGACAACTTCTGGAAAAAGTGTGGTGCTAACACAGTCGCTGCCATTAAGTGTCTTGAACACTACGGACGAAAGATTGACTACCCACTAAGCGAGCGCGCATTCACAGGAAGTGTCTCTCAAATCCGCAACAACTATTTGATGTACACAAGAGCAATAGAAATCAGAGCGTGTAACCTCATGTCAGGTATGGAAGTGCTTGATGCTGACGTACTACAAGAACGCAAAGACAAGAAACACAAGAGAGAAGACGAAGCTTGGACACCCATCACTGTGACAAAAGAGTGGTACAAAGGAACAGTGTGGTCTCTAAATGTAGAACCTGACCACACATACATCGCAGATGGTATTGTCACGCACAACTGCCAAGACGCCAACCCTGTCATAGCTTCCATCGTGAACAATCAGAAACACCTGCAAAAAATCTTTGTCGGAGATGAAAACCAAGCCATCATGGGGTTCACAGGCGCTGTCTCTGCTATGACTGACTTCGCTAAAGTGCCGGGAGTGAAGACACTCTCCCTGTCTCAATCATTCCGATTCGGTCAAGCCGTAGCTGACTCAGCGAACGAGATGCTAGGACTTCTTGGTTCGGCTATGAAACTTCGTGGCTTTGACCAGATCCCCTCACGCATTGAGGATCTAACAAGTGACCAAGCTGCTGCTGTTCTATGTCGTACGAACGCTGGAACTCTCCAAGAGATCGTAGATGTACAGCAGTCAGGAAAAAAGGCTGCTCTTGTCGGAGGCATTGACCAGATCAAGAACTTTGTGATTGCTGCGATTGATCTACAAGAGCGAAGCAAGACCAACCACCCTGAACTTATGATGTTCACTAGTTGGGACGAGCTAAAGAACTACGTAGACAAGGACGCAGACGGCGGTGATCTTGCAACCCTAGTCAAGATCGTAGAAGTGAATGACAGTACAAAGTTATTGAACGCACTGAACTCCTGTGTCGATGAGTCACGGGCAGATGTCACTATCTCCACCGCACACAAGGCTAAGGGCAGGGAGTGGGACTCCGTTAAGATTGGCGCTGACTTCTCTATTGTCAAAGAAGATCCCACTACTGGTAACCGTTCAGAGATGGGTCGCCCAGAGAAGATGCTTGCTTATGTTGCACTGACTCGTGCAGAAGTCACTCTTGATCCTGGCTGCCTTATGCAAGACGTTCATGAGATTCGCACCATGCGAGAGGCTGAAGAGGTGACAGTGTGAGATCACGATCCAACCCACGAGAAGCTCTTGATCTTCTAGGGTATTTGAATCAACAGCTTGACGACAGTAAGAAGTAAAACGAATATGGATCAAACCATACATCAAGGGGCCAGACAACATGCCTCTCGTACACACGGAAAAGATCTACAGCCTCTCAAGATAAACAGAGAAGAGATAACACATGGACGAAGAAACAGCAATCATTAACCTCGTCAAGACTGTATGGATCGCAGGCTTTCGAGCAAGTGAAGAAGAGTGGAATGGTGAAGTGCCATTCGGTCAAGGTGGAACACAGGAAGATAAAGAAGATCTTAACGAAGAGCTAGAGAGCTACATCAAGAACTCAGAACTGCTAAGAAAAAGACTAGCGGAAGCCATGATGAGCTTCCTAGGAACGGAGTAACACCATGAAGAAAATCGCTATCATTATCGGAACTATCAGTGCTCTCACACTGACAGGGTGCTCACTATCAAGCACGCCCGCACCCGTAGTCACGATCACAGAATCAAGCACGACGTGTAGGCAACTCGCGTCACTAGCACACGACCTGATCATTGACTTGTCAGATGAGTACGTAGACACTGCAAGCAAAGCTGTACGTCAGGCTGACGGAACTGGTATCCTCACGCAGTCAGACATTGACAAGATCACAAACGATGCTGCACGATTCACAACACAACTCAAAGAATACACACGAGTAAAAGCTCAGTGTGATAACGAAAAAGCCTAAGAGAAACGAGACAAATCATGCGTAACAAAAAGAAGAAAGAAAAGCCCGTCGCAGAGAAGCCTCAACGCACACTGTGGCACGGATACCGTCTTGATTATGTAGCATCTGAACCATTGTGGGTATCTCTTCTCAAGTACAGTCACAAGAAAGACCGGCGACTTGGTTATGGAGATGACGTGAACCTTATCGGAAGTCGAACGGCTGACTGGTACTCACGTCGTCACCTACCTATCATTGACCTTGACACTCCACATCGTTATGTCGAGACAAGCGAAGGCCACGCCCACCTGTACCTAGAAACTCCCACAAAGAAATGGCGACTGCGAGTCCTACTGATTGGCCTCTACCTCACGGGAAACATTGAGAAAGGTTTCTTTTGGTGGAGTATGCGACGCGGTGCGACGTTCGTACGACCAGAGTGGGTAAAGAAGGATCGAGAAAATGGCTGAGGAGTACCTGACAATACGAGAGATGGAATACTTTCTTGACCATCTCGAAGAGGTACTAGATCGAGTAGAAGAATACCGCGTTCTCAACACAAAGCTAGCCATCGCTAGTATTCTTCTGCACGAAGGGGCGACAGACAAAGAACTAAAAGAAGTTCTCTTGTACCTAGAACAACAAACAGCGTCGCCAGACATCGAAGGTACAATAGATCACATCAGAGTTGGACTTGTCGCTGTACGAAACAACCTCAACAAGGACTGAGCACACATGGTGAGAAACGATTACGCTAGAACCATAAAAGAACTATCGAGTCTGACAGTAGAACAGAAGAGTGACCTGCTCTTCAATCTAGCGCAGCAACACAAGCCTGTCCCCGTCCACGGCCCGTGTGGACACAAGCACACAGAAGAAGAGCGAGAAAACTCCGAAGGAAAGATCGTTGGGCTAGAGTGGCACGGACTTGTGTGCGAAGATGGAATCTCATCGTGGGTCTGTGAGTTGTGTGGACTAGATGAACACGGTGAAGTCTGTGCTACGACAACGAACTGGCCCTGCTTCGTGGCAGAAGAGTTGATACGAGGAGTGTACTATGCAAACAAAGAGTCTCATTGACGAGGACACAGTGACACTTGTCCTCGCTCAACTAGAAATGCTCCAAGAGAAATCAAAAGAAGTAGCGTGCGAAGCTTTCACTCTTGGCATTGAAACTTCTATTGAGGTTGTGTCGTGGCTGAAAGAACGCCCATGAAAGAACTTTCCATCTGCGAACTTACCGATCTACCAGAAGTCATGTGCTCACATTGCACAGGAGACGACGACGTTGATCCGTGCGAGGGTCTGGCTATCATCTTCTCAATGGTGTCAAAGTACAACAGCAAGTGTTGGGTAGATGACACACATAAGATAGAGAAAGGTTCTACGATCTCATCAGTCAAGCTGACAGGTGAGCCGGACCATCGAGCGTTAGGCTATGCGTGTGAACGCTGCACGCTACGGCTCAAGGGAACACCGTCATTCGGTGGGGGAGATAGCCTTGACCTGTTCAGTAAGTACACGTAAGCGATAGTCAAGACGTTCGATGCGTCGCTCTAACTTGTCCTGCCTACGACTAACTTCGGACAGCCTGTGTGACATGCCAGAAGTTGCCGACGTGTACGACATCCTGCACGAAGCGAGGAGACGGTGGATCTCTGCTAGATCCTTAGAGAAATCCACCGTCTCACTCACAAGATGACCTCGGCTATCAGCTTAAGCAGCAACGTTGTTACGTGAAAGCTTTGCTGGCGTTCCGTCATCGTAAAGGTTGTCAACAAGATTGCCCTTGGCAACCATGTCGTCATAAGTTTGTGCGTCAATCAGTGCGACTCGAAGCAGACGCCACGTATTAGCAACACTGAATCTGTTACCGGCGATACGCACACCTGTCATGCCACCCTTTCCTCCCTGTGCAATGTTGATCGCAATAGGAGTCTGGTTAGCATTGACAGGCTCAGTTGAACTGAAGTAGTTATGCTCAATAAGCAACCCGGTGATACGAGCTACGTTCTGAGTCACCATGATTGCAGCGTTGTACTTAGTACCGCATACCATGCTGTTCCCAACAACCTCTTGCCCGTTGCCACCCTCGATCTGAATGAGATCGTTGTGCGTAGGACCGCCATCATGGTGCCCAGTGGGAGACCAGAACAAATCATGTATCCATGACTGGTGAAGTTTGAAGCCAGAGTTCGTAGCCATTACGCCGTCTACTGATCCGAAGATGTTGCAACGAATGACGTGAATGTCTCGGCCCTGCACACCGCACGATGACCACACGTGAGGAGTAGCCTCGATGGTACAGTCAATCAACTTAGCGGGCCGTGAAAGTGCGTCGTAACAACGAACTACAGCATAGCCCTTAGCCGTTGGTACGCCGCCCTTAATATGGCAACGACGAAACTCAACCGCATGCTTGATCGTTACCTGCCCCTCGATGTACAGATCCTCAAAGACCTGTCCGTCGTACTGAGTAGTGAGGTTGCCGACCTGCTTCGTGAGGGTGCCGTAAGCGCCCGTCGTATCCTTGCCAGGAACGTAGGCTCCCGCAACGAGAGCAGAGCGAGGAACGACAGTCGCTGCCTCTAGTACCCGCAGTCGTACGTCTTGAGCAGCTTGCTGCTTAAGCACAGTCTCAATAGACTTTCCTGCCGTAACAACGGACTCAGACAAAGTTCCGAAGAGACGAGACAACTCACTGGCCTGCGCCTGCAAGGAAGTCAGCGCCTGAGTAAGGGCTACGACATCAACTGCCAACTGCTCAACAGCCTCAGCCTGACTAGGAATCCCGAGAAGCGCATCAACATCAGTGCGCAAACTCTCCGCTGATTCCTGAAGAGAGGTGATAGCCTCATCAAGCTCACTAGTAAAATCGGACACGAGTTGTTACTCCTCTTAGAAAGTAGGCTGTCTGTACTAGATAACCATACAACGGAACATCTCTGTCCCGGTGTTGCGGATGAGATAAATCCAACGAATAGTAGTGCCGCCATCTGTGTAGGAAGCGTCGAACAATTTGTCTCCTACAGTTGCGGCACCTTGAGGATACGTCAGAGTTGCGAATGGATCTAACTTCTGCTTTGCAACATCGAACCGGAACATGCGTCCTGTAGCGTCTTTGACGGAGTAGATGTAGTCACCAACAAGTTCATGTGCAGAGCCAGTGGTGAAGGTTTCCTGTTGTCGTTGGTAAACGACGTTGGAAGTCCATGTATTCGCTGCAATATCATATACATCCAAGGTGCCCGTCGCGCCGCCACGGAATGAGTAGAAGTAACGACCATTCTTGATTGCTGATTCGTTCGTCCAGGCTGTATCTGTGACGCTTCTTACCCAGTTCAAGGACATACCTGCGCCGGGTGCTCCTGACCTAGCTGCTCCAGGTGACAAGGTTGACCAAGTGTTACCAGAGATCGAATACTTGAACAAGGCAACGGCGTTGTTACCTGCCAAGTACAAAGCATTATCATCACCCTCAATGACGTAGGTGCTCGTGGCATCAGGTGTGATAGTCCAAGTGGCAACAGTCAATGTAGTGCCAGTGTTGGCAGTGATAACACGAACCTGACCCGCACCTGTGCCGCCAGTGATACGCACCTGAGAGTTGATCCATTGGCTAGAAGTCCAGGACTTCGCAGAGTTTACAAGGGTCGTGGCTGTCGCAGATGTAGCTGTTCCGGTAGCCAGGTCTGCGTAGTATCCCGCAGTCGTGCGTAGACGGCCATCGGTAGCGAACGTGGCAGTGATGCCAGTAACAGACAAAGCGCCAGACCAAGTGTTCGTCGCCACATCGTAGTAACGCAAACCCTGCGTCGCGTTGTTACCAATGAAGACCCAGAACCGGCCAGACTGGATCATGTACGTTGAAGTGGCGTCAGGGTTGACGGACCACGGAGCCGTCACTGTGATTACGGAGTTAGCTCCGTAAGTATTCGAGGCAATGGTTGCCTCTTGTCCTGCTCCCGTACCGCCCGTAATACGGATCATGTAGCCAGCGAGGGAGCCAGGGATCGTCAGGTTCGTTGTCAGTGTGGAAGCTCCACCAGCGGTAGCTGTACCAGTCGGTCCATTAGGATGATGCACACCACACGAGCCAGCACCAAAGGTTCCCGCAAGACCAGAGGTGGGAACCTGCATCCATGAATCCTCGAAAGGGCTGTATAGGTAGATGACAGTTGTTGAAGTCACGTACATGGTGAGTTGATCGTGTAGAGACGATGAACATGTGAACATACCAGCAGCGTTAGCAACAGGGGCAGGAGTCATCATCTCCCATGATTTACGATCAAGGATCTTGCGAAGATTGACTGTGGTAGCGATGACTACTGCCCTCCATTATTGAACAGAAAATTGATTGAGTTGTAGGACATGTCTATGGCTGCACATCTATGTAGCTTCTATTCCAGCCTGCAATGTTATTCCACTGCGCGACCTGATCGCCGTTCGCAAGCAAGCCACCTACTTGAGCTTGGTTAGTCAGTGTCGTAACAGTTGTTACTGTACCCACAGTAGTAATGGTAGCCAGTGTAAGAGAAGCTGTGATAGCGTCAAGGATTACACGTTGACGACCAGCCGTATCTGGGTATCCAATGGTGGATCGAAGCTCACGCAAGAGATAGTTCATCTCAACGAGACACTCTTCAAGTAAATGGTCCGAGTCAGAACGGCCCACAATTTCTTGGCTCATGTCGTCTCCACTCCACTGATAGTCACGGTCAAAGTAGAAGCAACAGAAGCAAGACCTTGAAGGACTTCCGCTTCAGCAAGCACAAGAGTTCCAGCCCAATCGAAGGCGCAACCAACAGGAACTCTCACATCAGAGAAGAATCGTTTGCCTGCCCCGTCAGTGCCAACAGACAGGCCGAAGGTTGCTTCGACAGATCCTTGGTTCGCTACATGGATAGCAACTACCGTGGTCGTAGTGTCAGCAGGTACGGTGTAAAGCGTAGATGCTGTAGCAGCAAGGGCAGTGGGGCCAGCAACTCTCTTGAGAGTGTCTGCCATGATTAACCCCTCGCAAACTTAACAGTAGTAGCAAAGCTAGCAGCAGAGCTAGCAGCAATCCTATCAGAAACTGTAGCACTTGCGCCTTGAGGATCAATGCCAAGAGTTGTTTGAACAGCAACAAGCCCAGCCTGTAGATCATTAATGATGTCGGCGTGAGAACGTCCGCCTACTTCATCACTAAGTTTAGTGCTAACTCCTGGCGTATTGCCGGGAACAATGGCAGTGAAGGAATCAATTCCCGTAGGATAGTCAGTAGCCATCTACTAAACCCCTTGATAGAGGCAATGCAAACTCACAACCATGATAAAACTCCTTAAGTAAGTCCTACTGAACCTATCGGCAATTTCCTAGACCCAGTTATCCAGGTCTCCGACAGTTCCACCAAGGAACACCAGTTGCTGAGATAACTTAATCGGATATACACGGATCTCTTGGGAAACATCAGGCCCGTCAGCAGAAGCAGTTAGATTAAAGATCAGAATATCCGCATGTCGAGGGCGAGCAATACGAAAGATACCTGTTGTAGGTTCGGTGATCGAAGCAGTCGTTCCTTCTGTTTGTACTAAAGACAGCACACCATTAGAACCAGTCGCATCAATTTCTACAATGTCACTTAAGGAGTACACAAGAGTAGCAGGCATATCAGTTCCTCCTTACGGTAGTTGCCAGTTAGCTAAGTCAGAAGAGTCTCCACCCAAACATACAAGCATGTTTGTAAGGTTCATCCCTGGCACAATAACTTCCTGAGTCACTGTCGTATCAGCAACTGACTGAAGGCTTAGTTTTGTACGACGAGATTGATCAGAAACGATTGCCTCAAACACACCCGTCGTTGGCTCAGAGATCGTGACCGCTGGTCCGCTCGTGTATGACAGGGAACGAGTGCCAACTGATCCCGTAGTATTTACCTTGAGGATGTTTTTCTTTTCATACACAATGACAGCATCACCTAGCATTACTCCGAGGTAGGAAGTTCCCTGGTTTTCAACTGCCACGTCGTCAAACAAAACAGTGAACGTAGAAGCAATACCTGTGAGTTTGCCTAACCGCCAAGCGGCTAAATCGTTAGTGCCAGTGTTGGCAGAACTTGTCTCGTATGTTTCTAGGGGAGACGCGGACTCACCGGCAAAAATCTTAAAGCCAACAGTCCCAGTTGACGTATCAACACCCTTGATCTGCCGCCATTCAATACGATAAGTGGTATCAGTACTGCAAGCCATCGTGGTAGTGTAAGCAACCCCGCCCTGAGTAGTGACCTCAAGCTTACCATCGGTACGCATAGCAATGGTGCCACGGGCAGAGTCCGTGTCAGAACGCATCTGTAAGAAGGCGCAAGTAGCACCAGGAAGTGCGGGCACTCTGAAGTAGCAGCGAGTAGAAAGTCCCGCTGCTGCCGTGATAGTGAAACCAAGAATGGAAGTGAGACCACTCGTACCCGAACACTGCCAAGAGGTCGTACCATGATTAGCCCACGTATCTGTGTATGTACGTGTGCCATCAGTGGACACAGCCAACGCATCACCAGAAGAGTTATCAACAGAGTTAGCAAGAGTGACAACAGCGCCACTTGTACCTTCGCAGTAATTACGTTTAAAGGTCATACTTGGTTCCTCGTAATCTTAGCGGGAGTAGACGTATTCTCATACACATTATCGTGTAGTTTTCCGGCAGCGACCATAAGATCGTAAGTTCCACTATCAATAAGTGAAGCGTGATTAACACGCCATGTTTCAAGAGCACTAAACTTATTGTTAGTAACTTGAACATTGACCATAGCAGCAGTTGTCGAACCAGTCTGAGAAATGTTCAGCCCCGTAGCAGTAGCATCGGCACGCAAATTGCCAGGAGTTTCTACCCACGTAGATCGGAACCAGTTACTGTCAATGATGACGTTTGAAGTGGCAGCAACGTCCTGAGTGATGAGCATAGCAGACGTACCCTTGTACCCATTCTCAAAAAGATTTCCGATAACAGTGAAGTTATCTCCTCCGTGTACCTGCAAAGAGTCGTTGTGGGTAGGAGTTCCTCCAAACCAGCCGTCAACGTACCAAGCAAGATCATGGACCCAACACCCATAAATCCCAACATTAGAGTACTGCGCCCCGATGCCATCAATAGAACCGCTAATGTTACAACGATAAATATTCATGTCTCGACCCTGTACTCCGACAGCAGAGTACTTAGTAGCAACATCTCCACGGATAGTACAGTCGTAAATGTTAGTTCCAGGATCTTGCGCGCTGTACGCAGTAATAGAAGCGTAACCATCAATAGCAGCAGAAGCTGTTCCGCCTGAGATATAACAGTTACGAACTGTCACACCATGATGCTTGATAAGAAGACGCCCAGAGATGTACAAATTCTCGACAATCTGGTCATGAGAAGTTGTCGTAAAGTCACCAACGTAAGTCAGCGTTCCACGGTAACCAGTCGTTGTCGGACCTGGCTTGTACGTACCGTAAATAAGAGTGTCGCGAGGAAAGACAGGAGGCGCACCATCAACATCCCACGAACCACTAGCACTGAGAACCCGCTGTTCAAGGGACATAACTACGCCCCAAATGTAGAGTCAGGGTGTCGTAGCCAAATATCTCCGGCAACAGCTTCTGGTGGAGCAGGAGCAGCAGCATCAAGCAATGACAACCACCACACATGCTTCCCAGAACCAACAGCGGGACGAGCAGACCACTCACTAAGACCCTCATCCCAGTACGCACAGTTACTCACGACCTCAGGAACAGAAATCCCGTTCACTGTAGAAACTAGCGCACTGATGGCTGTCTCAAGACGGTTCAGAGCAGCAGCAGAAACAGGAGTAGTAATGTCAGGGTAGTCAATCCACGTAGTAGGAGTGAAGGAAATGGGCACAGGGTTCTCCTCGTATGAACAGACAGTTCCTCTACAGGTACTATCGTCTAAACACTCTACCGACTGACGACAGCGCACAAAGTAGACACTCTAACTACTAGAGTGTACACTGTAAAAACGTAATCCGCTAGTCGTCAAAGGAGACGCAATGTTTGATAAGAAGTTCCTGAAAGATCTAGGGGAGCGCGTACTCGTTACCGTGATCCTTTCTGCTATCGGTATCGGTCTTGTCTATGCAGACAAGCTTGATCCTGCCGTAGCTGTGGCTGTTGTTGCTTTGCTCAATGTGGTCAAGGCAGCAGTTGCTAAGCAATTCGGCAACCCAGACAGTGCAGGATTCGTTAACGACCTTCCCGATCAAATTGTTAAAGCCGCAACCATCCCTCCTACTGACACTCGTACGCCAGAACAACTTGCAGAGCGTGCAGAGTTTGAAGAGGACGATGACGTAGAACTTTTTGAAGGACAAGCTCCTCTTGATCCGGCTGACAGCGAAGAAGAGGCAGGCTAACTCATGGCAAAGGCGCTTCCCCTTAAGAAGGGGTCATACTGGATCAGTGCAAAGTGGCGATACTCTAGCGGAGCAGGACATTTTGCCTACGACCTAGCAACCAATGGGACAGGGCACCCGGTCTACTCCATCACAGATGGAACAGTTGTTGCGTGCAACGATGGTGTGTGGGATAACTACACACACGGTCTCGGAGGTCCGTTCTCTGGTAAGGCATCGAACTGGATTGTGATTCAGTTTAAGAATCGCAAAACAGGTAAAACGAACTACGCCTTCTACCAACACCTCAAGCGAGGCATCAAGGTAAAGAAGGGGCAGCGAGTTCAACCAGGGCAGCACATCGGAAATGTGGGACTAACTGGTAATACCTCTGGCCCGCACCTTCACCTTGCTGTAGCAGACCATGCCTACAAGGGCAACAGGTACAGCTACATGGACAACAACGGAGGAGGCGCTACATGGACTCCAATGTCCGTAGCAATGGAGATTCCTGTGGCCGGTGCGCCAGCCCCTGCTCCTGTGCCAGCCCCTGCTCGCCCAACTGTGACGAAAGCAAATGTCAAGCCGGGTAAGAAGAACGCTGACGTAAAGGTCTATCAGAAAGAATTGCGTCGCGTTGTTGGGCCAAGAGTAGCAGCAAAACTCAACCCTGGTGGAGCAACAGGTTACTTCGGTAAGGAGACACGAACTCTTACTAGGTGGGTGCAAATCAACAAGCTAGGAGCTAAACGAGGAACTCCTGGTGCTGACGGAATTCCTGGTGCCAAGACCTTTAAGCTGCTGAAGTTGACAACAAAGTAGTCAGTACAAGAGAGAACCCCCTAGGATTTTCCTAGGGGGTTCTTCTTTATGCTCCACCGATAGTGGCTGAGTAGTCCCAACTATCGCCGTCGTAGTAGAAGAGATCACCTGAAGCTGGGTAGAGGAAAGTATCCCCTGTAACAGGACTGTCAATGTCGGCAGGATCAGCATGACCTGCCACGCCTGAGAGGAACCACTGAGGAGCACGAGGGAGACTAGCAAGGAGAGCGTCCACATTCACCCAACGACCAAGATCTTCGTCATAAGAAATAAACTGACCATCTTGAGGATCAGTGATGGACACATCATAAATACGCCCAAAAGTTAAAGAATCGTTCTGACTAGCAGAAGGAACTGGTCCACCCTGTGCCGAGTCAGCGTCCTCTAGCAACCAGATCTTGAAGTACCCCTTGGAAGGCCACGTCTGTACACCTGTAGCCCACTCAACTTCGATGTCAAACGTAATCGTTCCACGGTAATCTGTGTCACCAGCAAGCAGGACAAGCGTGACGACGCCATAGTTAGCAGGCACGCTCTGATCAGCAACGATGATCTCCCGATCAACACTCTCAGCAGATCCAGGCAGCCGCACCCGTGCAACAACAGACACTGCTTCAGATAGATCTACTCCGACGCCGTCAGCCTGCAACCGCAGACGAGGGCGAGGAAACAGGTCGCCAACCTTCATCTCATTAACCCGCATTGCTGGGAACCTCCAAAGTAATGTCTCAGTAGTACTATCGGGAATTACCTAGTCAGACATCTCAGCAGACAAGATCTCTGTTAGGTCTCCGAACTCTTGTTCAGGAACCAGCAAGCTAAAGTCTCCGTGATCAGTGAGAATCTCTTCGTACCCGACCCTTGCATTGAGAACACTAGCATCAAAGAACGTGCCCATGTTCTCTGCCGAGAGATTCCTCAGCGTCGGCGCGCCAAGATACACACGCACCGTGAGGACAGAGGTCGCTGTGACAGCAGTGAGCGTTAGCTCAAACAGCAGACCTCCTACCACAGAGATAGCTGAAGTGACAGAGATAGGACTGACGATGGCAGAGATAGCTGAAGTGACAGCCGCAGTTACCTCAGAGGTAACGACAACGAGGACTGAGCCAACAGCTATCGTCTCCGCACTAACAACTACGTCAGACGTGAGATCAATCGTAGTGTCAGAGAAGAGAACAGCGAAACCATCAAGCGAGAGGAAGCTAGAAAGTAAAACATCTGCCTGTCCGTAGCTTTGCAGCAACGCAGCAACTGAAATATCTGACGTGAGATCGACAGAGAGATCTCCGAAGTCAAACGTGTAGCCTGAGATCGTAACAGTGGCGAAGGATGACACCATCGCATCCGCATACATCCGTACCAAGGCAGCACTGTTGAAGCTAGCGATGACATCAGCAGCGGCTATTCCGTAAGCGTATTGGGTAGCCGATAGAGACAGCGTTGAAACAAGGCCAGAAGTTGTCGAAGCAAACTGAGTAGCAGTAGCAGAGGCAGACAAGGAACTGACAACAGGGACAGTTGCCTCAGTAAAAGTTCTCACGTGCGCAGAAACTTCTACGTCAGAAACAATCTCCGACACAAGACTCGCACCAGAAGAAGCGTCAAGATACACCGTAAGTTCTGTGACAGCATCAACAGTTGCATTAGCTACAGCAACGTAGAGGGCAGAGGCAACGATGTCAGTAGTACTAACGACAGTAGTAGACGCAGCAACAACGACAACAGCAGCAGCACTGATCGAAGAGACAATGTCTACCTGAGCGACTCCGTAATCAGTGGTGGCAGCACTAACTGTGATGGCAGAGACAGCATCGACTTGAGTCTCTGCATACGCAAGGACATGAGCAGCAACAGTGATGGAGGAAACAGCGTCAGCCTGAGCTACCGCATAGTCAGTAGTAAGAGCGGATGCGTTGATCGTGGTGACAGCGTCTACCTGCGTTGCTGCGTAGTAAGAAGCGACAGCAGAAGCAGTGATCGAGGTGACAGCGTCAGCCTGAGATGTCGCGTAAGCGATAGCTTCCGCAGCAAGGGACAGGCTAGAGACGGCATCTACTTGTGCGGCTGCGTAATGTGTCGCAACAGCGGCGGCACTGACAGAGGTGACAGCAGCAACAGTTGCCGAGGCGTTGCCGTCCGATACCGCACTGACAACAATGTCTGAAACAATTCCAGCTTGGGCTACTGCGTAGTCAATCGTAAGAGCAGAGACAGTGATAGCAGAGACAACATCAGCCTGAGCAGAGGCAGAGTCCACCGTGATAGCGGACACGTTGACACTAGAGACAGCATCAACTTGGGCTACTGCATAGTCAATCGTAAGAGCAGAGGCAGTGATCGACGTGACAGCAGCAAGAGTAGCTACTGCTGGCACACGAGCGTACGCACTAGCAGACACTGTAGAGACAGCGTCAACTACAGCAGATCCAAACTGATTGTTCTCGGTGTCTACTGTAATGTCCGTAGTACCAGTGACAACAGTAGACGTGTAGAGAATAGCTGTAGCAGATACAGCAACAGAACTTGTAGCAACTACATCGGAGACAGAAGCGTAGCTAATAGCGTAAGGCTCGGGCGAGTACGTAGGAACGAAGTCAATGTCGTCGTCGTAGAAGTAGTCGCCATCCCAGTAATACCCGTCTGAGATACGAACGAGCGTGGTAGAACCAGCCGTGGCAGCAGCGTCGTAAGAAAGGAACGAGGACGCTGTCAGCGTAGTAACAGCAGGAATTGTGGAGGTTGCGTACGCAATAACGTACGCACTAGCAGAGACAGATGAGACAGCATCAGCCTGAGCTACGCCATAGTCAGCAGTGAGGGCAGAAACAGTGATCGTGGTGGTAGCTGCGAGAGAAACACTGGCAGGCACGCGCGCATAGGCAGCGGCACTGATCGTAGTGACGGCTGCAACCGTAGCGTCGGCAGTGTACAACGTAGCAACAGCCGAGGCGGACAAGGAAGTGACAGCAGCACACGTAGCCGAAGCTGTCGTGATGACGTAAGCACTAGCAGAGACAGACGAGACGGCATCAACCTGAGCTACCGCGTAGTCAGTAGTAAGCGCACTGACAGCGACAGAAGAAACTGCGTCTACTTGGGCTGTCGCGTAGTCCACTGTGATAGCGGACACGGTGATACTAGAGACAGCGTCAGCCTGAGCAGAGCCGTAGTTCACTGTGTTCGCAGAGACCGCGATTGAGGAGACGACATCAGCCTGAGCAGAACCGTAGTCCACCGTGTTCGCAGCAGCACTGATCGAGGTGACAGCGTCAGCCTGAGCGGACGCGTAATCAACAGTGAGAGCAGCAGCACTGATCGAGGTGACAGCATCAGCCTGAGCAGAACCGTAGTCCACCGTGATAGCGGACACGGTGACACTAGAGACAGCGTCAGCCTGAGCAGAGCCGTAGTCCACCGTGTTCGCAGCAGCAGAAAGGCTAGAAACTATTCCTGACGTGGCACTGGCAGACGTGATGACGTAAGCACTAGCAGAAAGGCTAGAAACTATTCCTGACGTGGCACTGGCAGACGTGATGACGTAAGCACTAGCAGAGACAGACGAGACAGCATCAGCCTGAGCAGAACCGTAGTCCACAGTAATAGCTGAGGCACTGACACTAGAGACAGCGTCAGCCTGCGCGCTGGCTACTGCACGATGAAGAGCAGACGCTGTGATTGAGGAGACAGCATCAGCCTGCGCGCTGGCTACTGCACGATGAAGAGCAGACGCTGTGATTGAGGAGACAGCATCAGCCTGCGCGCTGGCTACTGCACGATGAAGAGCAGACGCTGTGATTGAGGAGACAGCAACAACGTCGTCAGGATTAGAGATAAAGCTCAAGTACGCACTAGAAGAAACAGACGTTGCAGCAACAGCAGTAGCTTCTGCATCGAACGGACGAAGGTAAAGAGAAAGAACAGACTCGTCACGAGAACTGCCGTTACTACCTCGATCAAAGTCGGACCAAGTAACAGTTCCAGAGCCTTCAGTTACAGGCTTAAATCCAACAGACATGGCAGTGTTGCCAGATGCTGAATAAAAGAACGTGGAAGCAATAGGATTCCACGTAGCAGTAGTAGTTACAGAAGCTCCAGCAATAGACACACCATTAGGCACAGTGTTTCCATGTGCTGTGGTAATAGTGGGGATAGCCATAGCGTTAGTAGTGTTGCTACCAATATCGCTATGCGCAGCTTCAATGGCGTAGCTAGGATCTATTCCGGCAATAGACGCCACCCACCAACGCCAACGAGCAGACGTAGAGTTACTGAGGACGAAGGAAGTGATCGACCCACTAGCAGGAGTCAGTAAAAGGGCAGAGATCTTCCTGTTACCTGTGACAATCTCTGTCACAGAGCAGTCAGAGTCTCCCGAGAAAGCGTTGCCAGAGGTGGCATCTCTAGCAACAACCATGATAAGGCTGTCACCAGAAACAAAGTCAGGAAGCGTGATTGTTTCTGACGTGCTAGCAGTGCCCGCAACCTTACTCCTAGCATCGCGAACCGCTCCCTCTTTGAGGGTAATACCAGAAGAAATGAACGAGGTGCCGCCGTCGTTGTAAGTAACATCGTCAAACCAAACATCCCACGTGCCGGAAGAAGTCAGCTTCCCAAAACGGAATCCAGAAAATGTAGTAGTTCCTGTGTTCGTTTCGTCAGTACTGTAGGTTTCCAAAGGGATGAGGTCATCCCCAAGGAAGATAGCAATACGAACTCGGCCTGTTGTAGAGCTAGCCCCGGCTGTCCAACACGCTTCTAGACGATAAGCCGTACTGGTAGAAAGAACAGTGTTAGAAACCCAACCAGAAGTACCAAAACGAAGTCGGCCATTCGATTGGACCATCACATCGCCGCCGTTAGAATCCGGCGAAGCAATACGACACTGCAAGATGCTCTGAGTAGCGGCAGGTAAAGAGCTAAACCAGAACCAGCCCTTGAAGGAAGCGTTTCCAGTAGTACCTACGTTCCAGCCAATAAGACCGGCAGCGCCTGCGCCTGAACACTTGAAGGAAGTAGAACCAGAGTGAGACCACGTGTTGTCATAGATACGCGTACCAGAGACAACACTAAACGCATCACCAGCAGCATTGTCGTCGGAGTTAGCGACTGTTACTGAGGTGCCCGACGCAGCGCCTGCTGAGTTATTTGTATAGACAGCCACTTAGACAGACACCCCCAGACAAAAAGAAAACCTCATTGGAAGGAGCCTCCCTTCCAATGAGGTCGTCCTCACTGACGTAACTAAGACAAGGTACGTTAGTCCAGAGTCACAGTCAGGCTGCCAGTTGGGATGACGAGAGTGTCACCAGCACCGACAGTCTTGTTAGCTGCAAGAGAGGCCCACGCAACACGAACGGGTGAACCATTGCTGTCATAGATGTCTACGCCTACGACGGTACAAGCAGGCATCAGCGTGAAGGTAAGGTCTGCATCAGTAGTGATCGAGCCTGACGCAGCCGTGTCAAAAGAAATGGTCTGACGTGCGTATGACCCGCCCGTAGCTTCAGTACCAGCAGAAGAATCAGTGCCGATCACAGTGACAAGCGCGCACTTGAACGGCGCAGTGTAAACGTCAGACGTATTGAACAAAGCTTCAAGCACCGCAGTTTCGGCAGCGTTGGTAAGTGATCCGGCCACAACAGGCTCCTTAGAAGAATAGGGACTTCGTAAATGCTATCGGCAAATACTCAGGTGAACTCTACCATGCATAGCGTTGACCTTCAACGACGAAGGAATTGTTGATGACGGGAACAGGGACAGGGTGAGCAGAATCTTCGTGAACGTACAAGATTCCGAAGCCTGCCTGCCAGTTCGCTCCACCGTACTTGAGATAACCACCAGCGGCAGAGTCAGCCTTCCTCAGATCCATGAGGTGTCCGACTTCAAAACCGTAAAGGCTACGAGAGATCTTCCCATTGTACGCAGCGTTGTCGTGCTGCAAGCCTAGGGAATGTGAGTGCCCACAGATGACAGACTTTCCAATACGTCGAGCCAAACCAAGGGCAGTGCCTCCACTTGTCCTGTTGAGGCCCGACTCGTCACCGTGTGCCATACACCAACCGGGGGCAACGTCAGTGATCTCATTGCTGAATCGGATGTCAAGATCCTTGAGACCAAGAAGCTCTGAGTAATCCAACTGACGAAGGCTGCTCAAAGCAGGAGCGTAACGATCTATGTACATCTTGATGCGGTCAGTATGGTTTGATCTTTGAATGACAAACTCTTTACCTTCACCAAGCACCGTACGGAACGCGCGAAGAATCTTGTTTGTTTCATCAAGACCTTCTTGAAGATTGTCAAGGAATTCTCCGGCCAAACCTTTCTTCCACCGACCAGTGCCGGGGGCGTCGTATTCATCCCCTACTATGAAAAGTTTGTTTGGCTCGAAGTCAGAAACGAACTCCGTAACAGCAGAGATAGCAGGAAAATCATGACTAGGAACCTGCATATCCGAAATGAATACGTACGTTTCCAAAAGGAACACCTACCTTCACGCGGCTAGGTGTCCTGCTCGCCCTTCTTGTCAGGATCAACTTTCCGCACTTGGGGAATTCTTATCTCAAGCTTTCCCGTCGAGGAGTCATGCCGGTCAATATAAAACCCCATAGACCTCACAAGGTTTAGCACCTTCTGCCAGTCAGCCGCCTCTATAGCCACGGAATCTTTCTCCTTACAAAACTTATCGGCAAAAACACTGGTCAGGTAACACGTAAACTAACTAAACAAGGAATCATACCTGTCAAGGTTGTCTTCTTGTTGTACTATAGTGGTAGTTCCACGCTCAGTAAAACAAGAAGTAGCATAGTCAACCTGCAAAGGAACAGCATCACTAGTTTCACCATCACGGTTCTTAAGAACCTGAGCACGAACATCACCGTAACGACTTGTAGTATCTAAAGCGAACACACTAACAACAACATCACTAGAGTTAGTAGCTTCCGAAGTCTCAGCCAAAGCAGACAGTGTGTAATGTCCAACACTTTCAGCTTCAGCCTGCGCTGCGCGTGAAACCTGCCAAGGAGAAACGAGAGGGATACCGCGACCGTCATCAAAAGAAGTAGCAAACTGTTTACCTGCTTTGAGAATATCTGTTAGTTCTTCTCGCACAGAATTGCGGCGACGATCCGACTTGAGCAGAGCAAAGTAGTCAATGATACCTAGGTCAATGTTAAACGTAGCTTGCAAACGATGGAACCTACTCTCGACCATCGCAATCGTAGCCCCGCGCGGAACCTGCATGACATAACACACACCATGAGCAGGGTTGTTTCCGAAGTCCTCAGCTACTTCACGAAGCTTAATCTCTTGAGACTCAGTGAGCGTGCCAGCTTTAAGGTCACGCGTGTTCAAACCCTCACTCAATCCAAACTTAGATAGCTTAGAGTGTCGAGCAATCAACTTACGACGAATCTGATCTCGAAGAGTTTCCGTTGTGGCAATGACAACATTCTTCCCTTGTTGCGTCGAAGCGTGCCATGCTAGTTGTGTGACTGAACTTGTCTTACCAGAGCCAGAAGCTCCGATGATCAAAGACATCTCACCATTCTGCAACCCGCCAACCTTTGCATCAAGAGCCGGGATGCCAAATAAAATACCCTCACCGCGACCCAAGGAATGCAATCGCTTACGCTCACTGTAATCCTCAAGGATCTCATTTACCTCAGCACGCACATCACCTTCAGGTGTGTCCTGCATCGACAACTCACGATCAATCTCAGCAAACTTTGTAAGCAAGTGAGAACGTGCGTCAGAGTGTCCTGTGAGTTCATTGCCATCAGGAAGTTCAATACCCTTAGTAAGAATGGTCGTTGCTTCACGAAGGGCCAGATCTGTCTCACGCGTAGCAACCTGCTCACGCAGTTGATTCAATGACCAACGGAAGTCTGCATCGCTGACGTTGTTGACATATAGCAAGTCGTAAGTCTCAGCGTAAACCGCTGCCTTACCGGCATCGACCCGAGCCTTAGCAAGCTGATCGAGCAATGCCTGACGAGAAAGGATAGCCCCTGTAACAGCCGCGTACCGCTCCAAGAAAAGGAACGTGTTCTTCAAGACAGGATCGAGGAAGTGCCCCTCCGTCAGGTGGCGCAATGCCTTGTCAAGGAGGTCACGACGCTCTGGTATTATCGCAGCTAGAACGATTTGAGCATGATCCAAGTCAGTCAAGTGTCAACCCAATCACTAAAAAAGAAAGTTTCAAACAGATGATTTAACAAAAGCAAACAAGGTCTCGTCCATATTAAAATAGAAGACATCGTTACTGATCAGTTCAACTTTTCCACGGTACGCGTCTTTACTTACGTGTTGAATTTTTCCTACGTCACGAACCACATCATCAGGTTCAATCTGCCCAGCAGGAACGTTCTTCCATTCACGCTTCTCAGTCGAAGACAAACTGACAGAGTTCCTACTAAAGGGCTTGGGACGTGGCATATGGGTGAATCCTTACGACGAGTAGTTGTCAAGTGGCTCTGAGCAACGCTAACATACGCGCTCGCCGCTTGTCTGGAATTGCGAACAGAATCGTGGGGAATTTCTTCAGGCTGTGAGAGTCTTCAAACTACTGTGCAATCTAAGCAGGGCAGTCGAATGAATCTTTGACACCTTTACCTCCGTTAAACCTAACATCTTCGCAATGATATGAAGATCGTGCCCCATATAGTAGTGAAGAGATATAATAGTAACAGTTTCTTCAGGTAGAGTTTCAATAAAATCTGACGCTAGATCAAGAACTTCGCGCTCAAAACGAGGCCCTTCTGGTGCCTGTGTTCGTAAAGAGTGTGACGCTTCAGAAGCAGCAGCCAACATATCCGGCGACATAGTGTGGTGCCCATTGTCAGCCACAGTGAGGACACGGCGTACCTGTTTCAGGGAAAGCCCAGAACGCTCAGCCATCTCCTCCTCAGTAAGCTCCTCTGCCTCCGAGATAGCCTTTAGCATCTTGGCACGAGCGCGAGTGGTACGAGTTGCCCAATCCAAAGACCGTAGGTGTTCAACAAGCTCACCGTAAATCCTGTGCCGCGCGTACACAGAGAAGTAACTCAAGTCGTTGGGGTCATAGTCATTGCGCGCACAGTGAGGAAGCCATAAGTTAGCAGCCAACACTAGACCTAAATAAGCCTGACCCTTAAGATCGTCAAGAGAAACATTAGAACCCTGAGTCTTACGCCACATCGTGTACGCGAGAGACTCTGCAATATCTAGGCGATCAGCGATAGCTTCTTCAAGATACGCAGGCAGCACCAGTCTACTATATCATAACCAAGATAAAGTAGTATGTTCAACTGGCAATAAGATTCAGCAATTCTAATCCAGAAAGTTGACGGAACAACTCGTTCGTCGTACCCCACACAGAATCAAGTAATGCCTGCTCACGTTCAAGAACAGCAAGATAATTCTCTTCCTGAGTATCCCGTGTCAAGAGGTTATGAACATAAACAGTCTTGTGATGACTACCATCTCGACTAATTCTACCTGCTAACTGCGTCATACGAGCCGGATTGAGAATCATATCCATGTTCACAAGGTGACGAGCACACTGCAAGTTCAATGACTGTTCGATAGCGGACGTGCCAATAAGAACTCGGCACCGAGGGTCATCCCAGAACCTGTCTTGAGAAGCCTTACGTGCCGCCTTATCTGGCTGCTCTCCCCAAATAGTTTCATACCCAATGTGTGCTGCATTTAGCCTATCTTGAATAGCACGAATAGAGTTTTTCCACTGAGCAAAGACTACAACTTTTTCAGTGGCAAACTCCCCACCATCCTCAAGACGCTCCATCAACCAATCAAGTTTGACAGCAGTGCGAGGCCCGTCAGTTTCTCCAATAGAAACAAGACCAGTACAGATCTGAGCACCGTAAATAAGCTGAGCCATAGCCTCAGCGTGCTTGACCTGAACACCTGTCTCGCGAACAATCTTAAGAACACCTTGACGTAGCTCTTCATACTTAGCCCGCTGTGCTGGATAGAGGTCTAAGTACACATCGTTTGGAGAAATGGCAGGCATACTTACGTCATCAATATCAGACGGCGTACGACGAAGAACCATCGGAGCAATAAGACCCTTGAACTCCTGAATATTTTGGTATCCGACGATACGCTTAGCCTTAGCCCCCGGCCCATGATACGAAGCATGAAAAACATTTTCTGTTCGCACGTATCGCTGAATGAATCGAAACTCAGAACCAAAAAGTTCCCGCCCGCCAATAGATTCCAGAACACCGTACATCTCAGGTAACCGTTTCTGCAAAGGCGTGGCAGACATGATCACCATACGAGGAGAACGATTTGCCAAACGACGAATAGCGAACGCTGACTTGTTCTTCCTATTACGTAGCGTGTCTACGTCATCGGTAATGATGGCAGCAAACTGAAAGTTATCAAGGATCTCATCGTCTTTAAGTAGCATCTCTGGTCCGATGATGAGAACTTCCCACGAGTAACAGTACTTGTTCATACGTTCACGTTTAGTACCTGAAGCAACTTCGATTCGCAACGACGGCATGACACGATGCAACTCATCACGCCACTGCAAAATAGCAGGAGCACGACACACAATAAGAATGCGCTTCTTTCCTCGTAGCTCGCCAGACTCCTTCATCATGGCGATCAGCAGCGCACAATTAACTGTCTTGCCGGTACCTGTCCCGTCTGCTAGAAGCGCACGCTTACGAAGGTACAACCACGTCGAGCCAACTGTCTGGTGATTGCGAGGAAGTACTCCACAACGACGACACCCTGGCTTAGGAATCCCCGTACGAATTGTCCCATCAAAATCTTTCCACTGATGGTGGGCAAGACACGGCTTGTCATTCCACGTCTCTAGCGTAGGGAGTTGAACATGTTTTGCTATCTTAACTTGATCTGCAACCTTTAATCTATGTTCGTCAGACGCTAATACCTTAGAAAGTTTTTCTAGTTCTGGTGTCACCGACTTGCCCTTCTTCTTTGCTCACGTAGCTGACTCACCACCGATGTTATCGAACAGGCTGGTCCGCCCTGTGGTTTTTCAACAGAGTCTTCAATGAATTCTACGACCTTCAATTGTTTGTACTGATCTTCAGAGAACGCGCACTTACCAGTCCCGCACGGAGACAACACCTTACACGAAAAAGCAGGAGAAGACGAGCACTTCTCCCGAGCAACTCGCTCTGCTTCCCGTAACTCGGCACGGATCTTGTAGTTGTCACGCTTGTTCTGAATGTTAACAGCCTGGTGCAGCATAGCAACAACATAAGAACTGTCTTCTTTGAAAGCACGCTTTGCTTGCGAAACAATCTGTGTCAATTCGTAAGGCTCAGGAAGCTGAGGCAACGTCACTCTTCCCCATCGTCAATAGTCTCATCAATGTCTAAAATATCAAACGAATCTCGAAGGCACGCGGACGTGTACTCAAGAAGACCAAGACTTCTCCACACACCGTTATGAAAATCTCTTAGGTGAGTAACGTATGTATCACCGTCATCACTCGCTACCTCAACAGCAATAAGAAAGTCTGTGATGACTCCTTGAGCAGAAGGGCTACCATTCTCACGAAGCTGTAAGATCTCCTTGAGTTTTATTTTCGTCTGTCTAATGAGATCCTCAGCAGCTTCGTTATCCACACTAGCTCCTCACAGCAGGCAATAACCAACAACCACTAACGATAGCATACAAACTATTCTTCTACAAGATCTTCTTCTAAATGAGTGAACTCTTTTAATTCAAGACAAAAAGTAAGTAGCTCATCCTTAGTCAGGACAGGAGCATCAGGATCACGCTCAAAGACTTCGGCAGGAGCAGTGAGCACTTGAACTCCTACCTTACGCAACGCATCAAAAACTTCACGACGAAGAAGAACTCGAAGACTGTAGGTTTCACACTGAGTGCAAGTAAAAGAGTAGAAAGGGAAATCTCCAACAGCAGGAACAATGATGCGGACAAAATCACTATTTAGTTTGATGTCGTCATCACACACATAACAAGAAACAATAACTTGCGCGCTCATCGTACCTCCCTTAAACAACGACACTACATCACGGCGTTGGGTACAACGTGGTTGATGGATACAACGTGGTTGATGGGTAAGTATTAGACGGAGGAGTCTCTCCCCCGCCCGGATCAGGAGGTGTGATGGGAGGAGTGTAGCCACTGCTTTCCGGCGTGTACTCTGCTGTACCCGCACCAGTGCGTGTAATGAGTCGGCCAAAGGCTCGATTGGCAAGAGGGTACCCAAGCTCATTAACATCAGACAGTACCGCCTTTGCCTTATAACTGATAGACATACCCTCTTTATATTGTGCAGGACTAAGAGAATACGGACTCAGCTTAACCTTAAAAAATACGAATTCAAAATTGTGAAAGTTCTCATTACTATCCTTTGCTTGAACCTTAACAAGCAAAGGAGTAGGAGAAGGATTCAAATAGTCAGGAGACCACAGATCCATAGAAAGAAAAGAGTTGTCTGGATAAATGCCCAAATTCACAAACTCAGGAGCAAACTTAGAAACCAAAGGAAGAGAAATGAAACCAGACTCAATTTCTAAATCAATACAGCTAATAGAATTCCATGTGCTCACAACAACAGAGTTACTAAGCTCATCGACTGTCTCTACGTTAGCGGAGATACTTCCAGATCGTACACCGTAGATGTCCCCATCAATTGTTCCAGCACGCGTTTCACCATCAAGAATAGCGGCGTGAGAGATAGAGAAACCCTCAACAAAGATTGCAGGCGTGTAGATAAGCACAAGATCTCATCTCCTAACTGATACCCGAAGACAAAGACCAACCATTCAGATCTCGGAATCGGACAGTTTGCGTACCATACACAAGTACGCCAGCATAAATGTTTAGCTCTTCAAATTCTGCAATGATGTTCTCTTCGTTAGTACGATAGACAGCAACACCATCAACAAAAGCAGTAGCCATAGCACTAGAAATTTCTAGTCTCATGGTGTGCCAACCGTTACTCAGAGCAGTAATAGCCTTGGCAGTAGTCTCCTGTGTCGTGCCTGCCCAGAACGTCACCTTGTCGTCGCCGCTAACTCTCAGAGAGACACCACCAGTGCCAGCCGCGAAGCCGGCTGATGTATTAACAGCAACGCCAACATACTCGCTAGCCCCATCAAGAGAAGCTTGCACTTCAAAGTCAACTTCGACAGCATACCCAGCGAAGCTAGCAGAGAAAGGAGTGTTGTGACGAGCAGTGCAAAGAGTAGAAGCGCCAGCGCCTACACAGTTCACCTGACCTGAAACAACAGTCCATGTCCCGTTCTGCGTAGTGAGGTTAGTGGTAGCAGTAAGACCATCACTAACGTCTGCTACCCACACAGGCCAATAAGAGTATGAACGATTCAAACCGCTCAACGTACTCTTTGTCACGCGCATGATGTAGTTAAGAGCCATTGACGGCTGAACAATCCCAAACGGGAGAGACGTTCCCCCCATTCCTCCGGTGTTCCCAGTGAAGACAGGAGTCGTGTACCAGTGCGCGTGCGCTCCCGCTGCGGTACCGACTGCTGTTCCTCCTGTCTTCGTACGCGCTACGTTTTCAGTTCCACCTGAAAGGTTAGGAGCATTAATGTCTGCTTCGACGTAGTGGTAGTGCAACCCTTGAACATCGGTCGTTCCAGCAGGGTGCTGATGAGACATGGAATGCGTATGCTCTACCATGTTGGCAGGTTCCAGCGCACGAGTCCCACTACCAAACTTCACACCAATAGAGCTAGCACCGATAGTGCTAGAGGAATAGTAACCAACGATAGTACGATCTCGAAGGTCAGGAATATTAAAATGTGTGCCGTCAGCACTGCCAAAAGTAGTACCGATAACAGCAAACAAATCAGGATAAGAGACTCGAAGAAGAGAAGCTCCGTTACAAATAGCCCAACCATCAGGAGCGGTGCTGCCAGCGTAAGCAACAATAGTACCCACAGGGGTATCAACACCAGCAGTGATACTAACGTTCAACTCACTGTTAAAGTCAATGTCTTCCCAGGAGATTGTTGAAGCCCCTGCCTTAAGATACTTTCCAGAGGAACCTTTAGTAAGCTCTGTGTACGTACCAGCACCAGTGCCGACAGCAAGAGAGCCAAGCTGAGTAAAAACTGCCTTTGGAAGATACGTACCACCAGCAGTTTGAAGACTATCAATATCGTCTTGAATAGCTGCAACGTCAGCAGCAGCAGCAAACTTCAATGTCGGACGAACCAACATACGAGAACCTGTTCCCGTATCTAGCCACAGAGGGTCTGTCTCGTTATCGGGTCCGTAAAACTGCACAAGTCCTTGATCGTTAGAAAGAACTTCAGTGACAGTCTCACCAAGAATGTTGAGCAGATCAGTGACCTGAGTACCGCTAGTGCGGGAGTCCCACACCTCAACAGGAACGCTAGGTCGCGGGTTTCCCGTCGCCACATCAATGACGTAATCACCGGGAGTAGACGCGTACAAAGAGCGGGCCATCAGGCAGCCTCCAAAAGACAGAAATTCTTCTCTATAAGAGCTATCGGCAGAATCGTCTACCTAGTAACGACAACCAACTCTCGCAAGAGTTGAATGTTTGTTTGTAAAGTAAGCTGCGTAGAATAATCTCCCGCCTCGTCTACTGAAGCAGAGATTGCAACTACTCTTATCTTCTCCACTGACACAGGATCACTAGGTCGGCCCTCAGAAGCAAAGCCTACCCAATCTCCTACTTGATAGTCAAGAAAAGCACGATTAATAGTGATCGGATCTCCACCGCTTTGCTCAATCTCTATAAAAGGAGGAGCAGAGATTGTCCATGAACTAAGTTCTTCTTTATACTTCTCAAGCTCAGCAGAAGTAAGAGCGGCAGGGGACTGCGTAACGTCAGGCCCAGTACCGTCACCGGGAATTGTGACAAAACGTTCTCTGCGTCCCCACGAAGTACGAGACTCTACATCATGAATGCCTTTAAGGACACTGCCACCAACAGGCTGATACAAACTAGTATCAAACAACCCAAACACACTGTTACCTATGTCAGCACGATCACGAGTCCTTGACTTCTGAAAAAGCACTGGGTTATAGAACACAACACTCTCAGAAAGATCTTCACCTAGGTCTTCTGCAACGTGCAAAATTCCACCGGGAGCCATGTAGAAAGAACTGTTCTGAATTTTGGCGCACTCCGAAAGAAGGTCTAAAAGATTGACACCGTTAGCCTGACACGTACCATCTCGATCTTGAGTAGGCGTCCACGCTACCCCGGCTGAGTCTGTAGTGACACTAAAAGAAAAGGCGAGTGTAGGAAGAAAGCTGCGCGCGAGATTGGTAACAGAAGTGTCTGCCTCATCCTTGAGAAACCTCTGCTTAGCACGCAAGTACATCTGGTACCAGTGGCGCATCATGTTCGTCTTCTCGTACGGATCTAACAGAGAAGTAGCTAATTCTCCGTACTTGTACAACATTCCACTACCTTCAGTAAAAGTAGCAGCAGTTATCTCAGCGTCGTTGATAATAGATTGCCCAGGCAACGCAGCAATATCCTTATTGACTATAGGAGGAAGCACAATAGCGTGACGCAAGCAATCGAGAACGCCTTTACCGCTAACCGTCACTTGACGATCAAGACTCTCGTCTACATAAGAAATCTCAGAGTTAGTAGGCAGCCAGTCAAAAACAAGCACCTCATCTAGGTAAAACTCCCAGAGGTTATCGCTCTCAAAAATCCTATCAAAGACATCGCCGTAGTCTAAGAAGTCCGAGTCCAGATCAAATGTGCATGACGCGGCACCGGGACCGTCAAGCTCAGACGACAACATCAAACTACGAAAAGGTACAACAGTGATAAGTTCGCCAGTGACAGAACGAACCTTAACAACCCATGAGCCGGATGTATTAGACATAAGGCTCACGATAATTAAGGAACATCTGACCGCTAAAGTCAGGAGACACTTCAACCCCAACATACTCAACAGTAACTGTATTTGCACCTTGTTGAAGAGATAGCCACAACGGATTACCGTACGAAGAAACTTTGCCAGTAACAGGACTATCAGCACGATGGATATTCAACGTTCCTACAACCCCAATAGTTGTAGGAAAAGCTGCGCTACGGTCTGATTTCACAGTGATGGACTCACTGTCAATCGTTGTCACAACAGAGTGAACGTAGTACACAGTGCCAGCAGAACCAGTAGAGAAATTAGGCCCAGAAGAAAGAACACTAGACAGTCCAGAAGTACTAATGTCATGAAAGTAGAGAGGGGTTCCAACAGTAAAGTCAGTCATGTCTGTGCCAGAAGGCAGAGATATGGAATTAGATCCAATATCGGTAGTACCAGCAGCCAGACTTTCACCAGAACGAAGAGCAACAGACTGATCAAAAAAGAATCTTGTACGCTCGCCAGACACAAGAGCAGTATCTTCGTACTGGAACCAATGCGCGTTTGCAGACAGTGGAGAGGCTGTCGTGACTCTGAAATCACTAGGATTAGCACCAAAAATACTCAGTGAGCAGCCATAGCCAGTAGTCACAGAACTACCAGCATTGAATACAGGAGAAGCCAACCCCTCAAACAGTTCAACAGAACGAACAGGTCCATAGAAAAAAGGGTCACTGAGAACAAGATCAACAGAGAACGTCGCGCGATTACGACCAGTCATCTCTGGTTCCATCGCTCCACCAATCTGTGCCCGAGCAGTAGCCTCAAGAATCTTCTGTCCGGCCACCGCCCCCGACTCTCCGGCATCAACAACATCGCCAGTCTCAGAATCACGATAAACAACCTCACCGTTAGCGTCGCGTTCAAGAGTTCGCCAACGTCGTGTCAGTTCTACCTGACGGTCAGGAGTCCAGAACAGTCGCTGCAATGCTTCCCAGTTCTGATTAAACTGAAATTCAGAGTCCCCTGTTTCCAAGTTCGTATCAGGATCAAGACCGTTCACGTACATCTCAAGAACAATTGTGCGAGACGCTGCAATCTTAGGACGGAAAGCCTGTCCGGCACGGTACGCATACACAGGATCAGACCCTCGAAGGCCAGGAAATCCACGAGGAGACCCTCCGAAATTAGATACGGCCCACGCGTACCTGTTCAGAGACACGCCATCAACAGACCACCACTCGTCAGCACTCGTCGTACGCCATGACTCGTCAGAAGTTGTCGAAGCGCGACGGTACTGCGACAGTGTATGCACTGACGGATCGTATTGCCCTGTATCAAACACGACTTAGTACTCCCGACTTGTCATCTTTTTGAGTTGCCGCTGGATTGAGTCCGTGGAGCGTTCCCGGTAGGGGTTATGGACGTTGATGTTTTGGTTTTCGATAGTGAAGCGTCGAGAACTGTCATGGGTGACGTTCGTGGATTTGACTCGTGGTGCGTCTGGCACGGAAAGTTTGGGCGTGATCGGCAGGGGATTGAACGAGAATTGAGGACTCACGAGCTTCTGAGTTTGGGCATGAGTCATCACCCTGCCCCGTTCTGCCGGTAGGACGATCTCTGGGCCGTATTCGCCCACAAGGTAGGGCTGCATACCTTCGATCAGACCGCCCATTGCTCTCTTGCCCTTGGGCTTAGATTTCTTTTTGGCCTTGCCCTTGGGAGTGGCTAGCGTGCCGCCTTCTGCCGTAGGAATCATGGCGTTGATTTCACGAAGACTCACGGCGAGATCCTGAAGCGAGAAACCAAAGTCAGTCAAGGAATCACGAGCGGCAATGACTCCATCGGAGCCTTCGATACCTGCTGCTGTGAGCTTGGCGTAGTCAGCTTTGTCTTTCTCGATCTGCTTGAGGCTCTCGTCATAACGAAGCTGGGCTGCTTCGAGTTCCACCCGTGCTGCTTCCCGGTCTACCGCTGTTGAGTTGGAGTCAGCAAGCACCCGTTTAGCGTTCTGCTTGGCGCTGTTGAGTTCGCTTGATGCTTGGCGCTGAGTGAATCCTGAGTTGTGCTGAGCAACGGTCTTGCCCATGTCTTCAATTGCTACGCGTGCTTGCTCTTGGGCTTCTACGAGTGCCTGCTGAGCGCGGATCTGATCTCGAATAGAACGGCGCTGATTCTCTAGCTCTCGATCTCGACGGCGAAGAGCTTCCTCACGATTCGTGCGGGCTTCGTTGCCAGCTTCTCTCGCATCGTAGGCACGCTGCTGGGCGGGCTTCATCTTCGAGTACTTGGCGCGTGCCTTGGCTTCGTTGAGGGCTATGGCGTATCCGGCTTCAAAAGCAAGATCTGACGGAGACTTAGCCGCTCGACCGCCTTTCTCGAATCGCTGTGCGAGTCCGACGATGCCGCCCGTGGCGTATCGAGTACGGCGCTTCCTGAAGCCTGAGTCACCCTTGCTGTTCGTCTGATTGAGTTTCTCTAGGTTGTCGTATCCGATAGCTTTCGCCGCTGACTTTCGGATCACAAACTCTCCGGGCATGAGAAGAGCTTGAACGGAATCCGTGTCGCCTTGGCCGGGAACGATACCGCCGTTCGCTCCGGCAACCTTCGTCGCTGACGTTTCTCCTCCTGATGCTCGACCGCCGCCGCCTGAGGAAAGCTGAGCCTTGAGGCTAATGGCGTTGAGTAGCTGGGATTCAATGGTGCTGATTGCTGATCCATCGACGCTGACAAGAGTTGTCTGAGACAGAATCTCTTTGTCCTTCTGAAGCTTCGAGATGATCTCGTCTGCCTCTTCGAGACTCTTGGGCTTGACGTTCGGATCTACTTCGTTGGCTTCGAGATCATGAAGCTCTTTTTCTGCCTGAGCTCTCTTTGCCGTGAGTTCGTCAATCTTCAGCGTTGCTTCTGGCGTTGCTTTCTTCCTGCTGAGCCTGTTGATCTGCGCGTCAATATCGGCAATCGTGTTGCGTAGCTTGCCTTCGTGGATCTGGATTTCAATAGGCGTGTTTGACGCGCTCTTCATCACGGAGATCAGCTTTTGGCCTTCGGTGGCGTTCTGTGCCCAAGCAGGTAGGGAGGCATATAGCTGAGCGGTCATCTGCCCGTACTTGGCCTTGGCAACGTCTGCGCTCACGCCAGACGAGAGAAGCTGTTGATAGAACTTTTCAATGCCTTGGGCTTGGGTAGTGACTGCTTGGCCGAAAGCTCCTAAGACCGGGATGCCTTGTGCGTTCGTGGAGTAGAAAGCCTGCTGCTCGTACTTACCCTTGGCTACCGCCGTGTTGAACTTGGCTTGACTTGCCGAGAGACGAGCTTGAGCCTGCTCGACTACTGCGGCGTTAGCGGTTCCCTTTGCCAACGTGTCAAAGAACTTCTGGGCACCGACCCGTGCCTGAGTGAACGGATCTGTTTTGAACTGTTCAAGGTTGGTGCCGTACTGGGCCAGGAAACTGGTTAGCTGCGGCATCTTCTCCGCCGCCTGCTCCGTGTTGAGTCCTAGTGCCTTCACGTTATCGACAAACGTGGCGAAGCCTTCAGAATCAAGGGAGCTACCGAAAGAGGTAAGCACGGAGTCGAGCCGCTTTAGACCTTCATCCCCGACTCGTAGCGCGTCCTGCAATTCCGCCTTGAACTTCTGGGCGCGGTCGTAGGCCGCGATGTCGTCTGCGGTCGTTCCTGGTTCAAAGCGGGTGGTTGTCGTCGGTGCTGCTTGATTACTCCCGCTAGGAACTGTGGATTGAGTCGGTGGCTTCATCTTGCTGACCACCTGGAGATCCTTGGCGTTTTGCTTGAGTTCGTCTGACCACTGGGAAGATGACTTCGCGTTGATCTCGTTTGCCGTGTACCAGTCGTTCAGCTTGACCGCGCCCACGGTGATCGCAGCGGCCACGGCTGCGATGCCTGCTGCGATTGCGCCTACTGTTCCCGCCGCTGTGCCTGCCAAGGCCGGGATGCCAGCGAGGAACTTGGAGAACTTGCCGCCCTTGCCTGCTGCTAGTCCGCCAGCGTCTCCGACTGTCTCGACGGTCTTCAGCAAGCCAACGGCTACCGCCGCCTTCTTCGCGGCTGCCCCCAACCTAACCAGACGCGTAACAAACTTATCGTAGATACCAATAACAATAATACCAGCACCAACAAGACCAGCAACAGTTCCAGCTAGCTTAACGAACTGTCCAATAACAGGAATACTAGCAAGTGTATTAAGTATAGTAGCAAGAACATCAAATACAGTGATAAGAGAGGTAACAAAAGTTAGAACACCAGAGTCAATAAGCTTAGCAAAAATGCTAGCAATAGAAGCAATGGCACGAATAAACTTATCCATGTTCTCTGGCTGCCCAAGCACCCGCATCAACTCAAAAACAGCAGGAAGAAGCTCAGTCCTGATCACGCCAATACTAGTAGTCAGCGCACCAAGATCCACCATACTAGCAAGCCCACGGAAAATATCTCCGAACAACTTACCAACCTCAGAGAGAACAGGCTTAAGGTCATCAAAGAACTTATTAAGCTTCCCTCCCTCCTGCGAAGCGCCCTTAACAGTGACAGCCCAGCCCTTTGCAACTGCGTCGAAACGTTGCATGAGCCAATCGGTCGTATCGCCCGCTGCTTTGAAGACAGAAGAGATGATAGAACCAAAGCTCTTAATAATACTGATGAACTGTGTCAGTCTCGTACCAACAGTGTCGAAAGAGTTCTCATTGAGAGAGGCAGACCAGTCACGGAAGTCGTCAGCCAGCCCAGCAATGGTCTGACCAACAAACTTTGTCAACGGACGGGCAGCGTCAGCGATCAGGCGGAACGCGTCCATAACAGACAGAAGTGCGTCGCCTAGAGAACCGATGACCTTGACGTTCGACTTACCCAGACGAGCGAAGCTATCCTGCCACGGTCCAGAGGCCATCATCTCAACGCCCTTAGCTGCTACCTTACCGACAGCACCAGCAGCAGAGGAGAGGATAGGCTTCAGAGAACTCAAGATAGTCTTGAACTTACCTACCTGTGGAACGATAGGCCCGAAGAAAGATTTCTGAGCGGCCTTCTGAACCTTCTGCCACGCAGGGTAGAGATCAGTGAGCGCACCAACGACCTTACGAGCAGCGGGAGCCATCTGTGCGAGAGCTTCGGCGTACGTCTTAGGTACAGGAGACCCATTCTCCTTGCCGAACAGAGAGAACGCTTTACCCACACCCCTGAATGCAAGGGCTACACCGCCAGCAGCCGCTGCCACAGCGAGAATACCACCAGGAACAGTAGCAATCACCCCACCGAGTTGTGCCAAAGCATTAGCGAAAACGACAGCGGCACCGCCAGCAGCAGCCAACAAGGACACAATAGACTGCAAAGAGAACGCAACAGTAGCAATACCCAGACCAAGGAAAGCAGCCTTGACTTGGTAGAAACTTCCACCAACTGCCTTCATGACCCCGGTCAGTTTAGAATACGTACGTTGTACTCTCGTGCCCTTCTTACTCGCTTCGTCTGCTTGACGATTACTCTCCGCCATAGCAGCCGCATTAGAAGCTAGCTCGTGCGCGTGAGAATCAAAGTTCTTCGCATTAGAACCAAACTCCAAGCTAAGATTGTGCATGGAATCTCGGTACGCGTTTACCTGCGTAGGTGACAACTTCCCACGAACAGCGTCCAAAGTATCCATGAAAGTCTGAAGACCACTCTCGGCCTTTTTAACCTCGGTAATAAGGTCACCAGAGCCGCCGTCAATCCTACCAAGAGCACTGGAATCTTTTCCTGAGATCTGCTTATTAAAAACGTCAGCTAGACGCTTGTATCCAACAAGCTGCTCATCAAGATTATCCTTTATGTTCTTGTGCGCGCGTGTCTCACGTACTGCGTTCTCCTTGTAAGCAGCATCCCACGCTTTATTTATACGGCTAATCTGTTGAAGAGTTTCCTTACCCAGCTTCTCTTGTTTCGATAAACTCTCTTTGTAAGCGCGCGACTCACGCACTTCCTTCTCTTTATAAGCAGCGTTCCACGCCTTACTGATACGGTTAATCTGTCGAAAAGTCTCTCCGCCTAAACTCTTCTGACGAGACAGATCGTCTCTGTAAGAACGTGTCTGACGCGCTGTGTTCTCTTTATCAGCAGCAATCTTAGCCCTGTTAAGACGCTGAATCCACTGAAAGGTCTCCTTGCCCAGTCTCTTTTGGGCCGCTAGAGCTTCTTTGTCGGACCTCTTTTTGGCAGCCGCTGCCTTAGCTTCAGCAGAACTAACCGCAGAAGCTGTCCTCTTTGCTACCTTAGAATCTTTCTGGCGAGCAGCGGTGGTTTCTTTTACTGCGTCTGTCTGATCTTCTTGTGCGTCAGTAGCTTTCTTTGTACCCTTAACAGTTTTATCATTAAGAGCGTCAAGACGCTTCTCAACATTCTTCAGAGACTGAAGAAACTTTCCGAAGTTGGCAACGGCGGTATACTTGACGCGGTAATCTCTTTCCGCCATTGCCAACCCCTCCTTACCGTGGACGAGTTATACCCGGCGCAAGGCCAGACATAAGCCGCTCATAAGAGCCTGTCTGCGGCTCCTTACTTTTCGTACTCGCTTTCTCTTCTTGTGGATCAAGTGATACTGCAAGAGCTTGTTTCACAAAGTCCTCGCCCGCGCCACTAGCTGCCGCAATAAAAGTGCTCAGTGTTTGCGTCTGCCAGGAAACGAGTGCTCTATTCTTTCGCTCCTCCATGTACCGTCGTAAAGTGATTGCCGTTGTGATCTGACGAAGCCGTTTAAGAGTGAGGTCAAGAATTGTTTTATCATCCCAACCATACTCAAAACTAACTAAGTCAAATGCACGAGACAGTCCTCCTACTAAGCCTTCTGGGTCGATGCCTTGGAGGTCTTTGACGAGGCGCTCGGCTTGTCTTGCCCCGTCTTCAGAGCCAGTTCCAGCATCGACAGTAGGCGTTTTCCCAAGGCTGCCAAGTCCTTTGCTTCACGTCGGATAATCAACTCGACAATCCCAAAGGTATCTTCCAGTTCAGGGTTAGCAAGTGCCTTATCAACGTCGTCCCACAAAGAGCGGTTGCGCTCAATTGCCTGCTTAGACAGACTGTTACCCTCAGTCAGACCAACTGGCTTAACCATACTGACAAGGAAGTCAATGGTTTCCTGTTCAGCTTCAGGGATGGAGAAAACAACCATAGCCAAAAGACGACCAACGATCTCTTCGCCCTCTCCATCAAACAGGGAAGTAATACCATCTTCCATATAAGCAGGAGCACCGTGAGTAATGATACGGAAAAGGCGGAAGAACTGACGAGTCTTCAGATCTTCAATAGAAACAACCGTACCGTCAACCAGAGTGTAGGTTGCAGGAACGGGATCAAGAATATCTTCTTCTGACACCTTGATGTCAGTTTCAGTTACTTCGTCTTGCACGGCAGTCATAGCTGCTCCTTATCTAAGAGATTCGATTTTTCATATTCAGTTATAAGTAGCCAGGTAGGAGGGAAACCCTTGGGATATTTCCCTCCTACCTAACTAGGATTAAGATGGACGGCTAACCAAACGACCAATTGCACGGTCAGTCAGGCTAGCTCCGGTCTCGTCCACAGACGAGATGAGTGCGCGGCCTGAGTAGTTCAGCTTCAGACCATCCTTGTAGGACGGACCATCGAAGCTGAATGGCTGGAACTGCACCTTGTACAGGATGAAGTCAAGGTTACGCGTCACACCGTTAGTGTCCTTAGCAGGAACACGAATACGCATGGGACGAGTTGGCTGGTTCAGGGACTCTTCAGTCCACAGCGGTACGCTGTAGTGGTCGTTAGGCGCTGAGCCAGACGACGTAACAGTGGTGCCGCTAAGCAGCGCAATGGTATCGAACGGGACATACCCGGCCTGGATCGTGACGTTGGCGAAGTTGAACCAGAACCACGTCGAAAGCACAGTGTTGTCACCAGGGTTGTCAAAGCTGTCGGTATCAGCCTCAAGCGATCCTTCGTTCACACCGTAAATATCACCGAAAGTTTCATCGGCACCAGTGGAACCATTAAGAATGGCCGCGTGGCTAATACTAAAGCCCTCAAAAGTTTTAGTAGACATGCTGTTGTCTCCTTTGAGACTAAGGAAATATGGATTAGCCTCTAGCGGCTCTACTTAATCTATCGGCGCTTTCTCCTTTCTACTTACCCCTCGCTTCTTCTCCTCGTGCTATCTCAACTGTCTCGACAAGATCCCCAGCAAAATTAAAACGGTGAAGAACACGAGCTATATCATAGCCCTGCTTACGCAAATCACGAGCACAGTCACTACACGCAAACTCTACAGTGTTGTCATCTAAATAACGAGGACGCTCACCATTCTGCCGAAGAATAGCAAGTAATCTACCTGGCCCAGTAGGACAACGAAGCTGAACAGAACCCATATCAACGCTCGCCTATTGTACTGTCTCTAAGTCCCATCTGGTACCGAGTATAAACTTCTTCACCCTTACCAGGAACATTATCCCTGATTCGATAGAACATTTTCTCAACAACAGTGTCCCAGTTACACATCTTAGGAATCATCTGTGCAGCAAGGTCTGCCTTTGCTTTAACTTCAGCACGATTCTTGTACGTGTGCATCATGAGTTCCTTCATGTGCTCAGTAGAAGCACGCGCTGACTTACAGTCTGGATACTCAGCACTTTCTTCGCGCAGTACATAATCCAACGGGTACGCCCACTGAGGGTCGAGCCACTCGCGGTGGCCTCCCCAGTCAGTAGCGATCACCGTTCCGCCCGTAGTCATAAACTCAAGAGCGGGAAGATTCTTTCCTTCCCCGCGAGAAGGAGCAAGGAGAACATGCTGACTCTGATAGAACGCATTTAATACATCAGTGGGCCATGTGGCATAATGCACCCGAAGCTTAGGACACCAGTCTTCCATAGCAGGGTGGAGATTGCGAAGAGTATTCTTAAGGTGTAACTCAGCACCATCAAACTCTTTAGGATAACGCTTCTTAAGATCAACAAAAGCTTGAATAGCAACAAACGGATCTTTACGCTCGTGCAGTTGCCCACACATCATGAACCCGAAGCGGTCCCCAAACCAGTCACGCTCCAACGGCTGCCACTCAGACGGATCGTACCCGCCCTGCAAAATTGCAGTGTCTGTGTTTGTCAAGTAGGGCTTGAAACCTTCAACAGTAACCGAGTCATATCCAAGAAAAAGATCGAAGTCTCGCATCCTAGATTGCAAAGTCTTACGCTGAGAAGGCATCAAATTAGAAAGAGACGTGTACTCCCACATAGACCAAGCAACAGTAACGCTACCCTCTTTACGAAGAGCAGAAGGAATAGCTAATTGACCTGGATCTTCATGATCAATAACAAGGTCAAAAGGCTTCTGAAGATTTTTACTAAAAAGACTGATGACATCATCAGGAAGAGGAGGAGAAACATGCGTAGGTTGGAGATAAACGTCAGCACCGCAACGAACTAGGGCTTGAATAAGACCAATACCATCTCGGCCATAGCCAGTGAACGTACTGATAGGAGACTTTACAAGAACCTTAACTGTCATACGGGGTCAGACCCTCCACTGCAATACTCAGAGACAAGCTTGACTTCTCTTGTCTTCATCGAGCACACGCTCTTCTAACAAGTGCTGTGCAGAACTACAGTAAATAGTAACATCGTTATCCACTACAACGCAACCGCAAGAAAGAGAAAAGCTGCCCACAACATCTCCTACCCTAAAGTGATAGCAAACTTTGACCTTGAAAAACGTGCTCCATCTGTATCATTGAATGGATAGATCTTATGCCCAGCAATCTTATGACTAGTAAGAACGCGAAGCGAGTCCCACTGTAGCTCAACATGAGAAGGAACGTGCAAAAGAGAATCAACTACTTCCCAGATCTCGTTAAATCTAGGGAGAAGATTAGGCTGTGTCACATTAGCAGCGGTGTCTCGACCTGGATCAATATAAACATCAACAGACAGAGCAGGAAATCCCATTGTGTTGTGTCTATTACTTTGCGACCAATCCCCGTCCGGCCACAATACGATAGCCGCACGCTTCGTGCCCTCCATCGGAACCATAGGACGAGCACTCGCGTCCTGTCCGCGAAAGATCCACGTATCAAACCCGGAGCCGGTACCAAGGAGTGTCGTCAACTCAGCAGAGTCAGAAAGAAAACGACGCGCAGCTAAAACAATATCAATACTCATTTTGCAAAGTGTCCTCTGATGATAGTCTCGGCCCAGATGCCGTCCATTACTGGATTTTCAATACCTTCCATAAAATCATGTCCGGGACGGCGCTGTTCAAACCACGCATAAGAATTGTACGAAGGGCTAGTAGGCTGGAAAGCGTCATACATAATCTCCCCCTCCCACGAAATGACACCCCTACTAGACTCAGTATCCCCAGAACGGATCAACTTAGTAGTGTCAACGTGTACGTCCATCTGAGTAATAAAAAAAAGTTCTTGGAGAGTGTCGTTAAGTTCACGACGTAGCCTACCACCGGGATGAAGAAGACGACGTACTTCTTTCAGTGCGTCACTAGGATCAACGTCAATGATAATCATGTGACTCTCCTAAGTAGTAGCAGGAAGGTAAGCAGCTACATTCTGAGCAACCTCAACAACTTGAACTTCAATATGGTGTGCAGAACCGTAATCCAGCGCCTGATCGGGCACAGCCTTAATGGCAAACGTACCAGTGACCGGGCCTGAAACTGTTCTGATGTGATCTCCTGGCTTAAGAGCAACAGAAGACGCACAAAACATAACCCCCACACGATCAGGAGCACGGCCCGCTTCCACAGGAGCGGGCTGATCCTTTCCAGGACGAAGAAAGTTCAGGTCCAAACGACAGGACACTCGCTGCAAAGAAGAAACAGCAGACCACTCATACTCAACAGCACCATCTTCAGACGACATAGTAAGACGATAAACAGCCACAACAGAACTAAACAAATGATTCATTGTCAGTTCCTAGTAAAAACTTGATCGCCTGAAAATCCAAACAAATTAGAAGAGTTCTCACCCTCTGGCCCTAGAAGCACACGACGACCGTTAACTTCGCTAATGCCGTAGTCCTCAAAAATCGTAGTGGCAGAATGCGAGACAGTCACACCTGAATCGCAAGACCCGTAATTCTGTATGGCTAGATCAAACCAGCCAACCCCAGTCGGAAGTCCCTGAGAAACCTGAGACGACATCTTCGAGTAAGAGTAGCTACCAATAGTCTCAGAAGAAAACGGACTAGCCTTAGCAGTAGAATACTGTTGACCCAAGTACAACCTGTCGGCCATATCAAGAATGGCATTGACACAAACATCGTAATCTACAGACGTAGTATCTGTAGGAAGCGCGTCAAGACAAGAAGCAATCTGAAACAACACAGTCGCTTGAACTAGTGCCTGGTCTGCAAAGTCAGTGTAGGACTCTTCTTCTCTGCCACTAAACACAGCCAACTGTTCAAGAGACGGAGGCGTTATTCGGGCCACAAGAAGACTCCCTCTTACTAAGTAATCGGAGGCTTCCGATTACGCTTCAACTCCCGAGCAAGGTACTCTGGATCTGAGCTAGGCTCTCCAAACCACGGACCTTTACGGAACATTACCTTGCCAAACCGTTTTGCTTGCTCATAATCATTATCGACCAAATCGAGCCACGACTCTCCATTACGATCAAGAGTAGCCTCGTATGAGCGTGAACCCTTTACAACTTCCAACTCTTGTCCGCGATACCACACAGTAGCAAAAGCAGAGAATCCATCTTCGATAAAGTGAAGAAGGATAGTTTGATCTACCTCATCAGGCTCAGTCTCATCAAAGCGATCCTCTGGAAGCTGACGTGCTCCCTCCAACAAAGCCTGAGCATGAGACGCAGACTCAGCATCTTGCTCAACAACCTCTTCTACAGGAGCCTCTTCCACAACAATGTCTTCAACTTCAACCTTGACTGAAGAAGGCTCAACGATCTTAGTCTCAGGTTCAGGAACAGCGACGCTCTCACTGTCATTCAAAAGATCGTCAATGTCAGAGTTTAAAGACAGCGGCATGTGCAAACCTTTCCAAAGAATAAGTGAACACAGGAAGTGTACCACAAATAAAGAAGAGAGCCAGTACCCGAAGGTGACTGGCTCTCTTCCTTTAAAAGGCTAACGCATCTTAAGTGAGGTCAGCGTAAACAAACTGCTCAGTCCGAGTAATGACTGGCAGGAAGTGCCACTCAAGAAGGATCTGGCGAGCCGAAGGATCTTTTTCCTTCCACGTCTTGCTGAACTTTCCGGTGAATCCGCCTGGAGCTT